ATGCCGCGCCTCCACCACGCGCTCGACGATGTTCAGATCCGACACTGGATCGCCAAAGGGGAACCCGTTGCCAAGGCCGATGGCGACGGCCTGACCTTCACCCTATCCGGCTCAGGAACCGCGACCTGGGTCCTTCGCTATAGCCGGGGCAACCGCCGCCGTGAGCTGACGATCGGCAACTACCCGGACATGTCGCTTGCATCCGCCAGAAAAGCTGCTCGCGCGTTCCGAGTCGAGATCGACAAGGGCGAGGACCCTGCCGCTGACAAGAAGACAGAGAAAGCCCGTACCGCCTCCGCGCTGACCGTCCGCCAACTATGTGACGACTACAAGGAAAAGGTGATGGTCAGTCTCGCCGAAGGTTCGATCTACAACCGGAACTGGGATATCGAGAATATGGTGAAGCCGAACCTCGGTTCACTGGAGGCTCGAAAGGTCACGTCGGCCGACATCATCTACATGCTTGAGACCAGTGGGAAATCTTGGAACGTCTGTAATCGTGTGCTGGGGACGGTTTCGATCCTGTTCGACCATGCGATTGGCAAGCGGGTCGTCGAGACCAACCCCACTGCGGGCATTAAGTTGAGAGCATTGCTTGGCGAGCCGCCACCAGTTCGTCAACGACTGATGCTTACTGAGGATGAGCTTAGGGTCTTGTTGCCTGACATCGACGACAAGATCGGTAGCGACAACGGGCTCATGTTCCGCGTCCTGTTGGCCACGTGCGTTCGCACAAGCGAACTGGTCAAGGCCAGGAAGGAACACTTCGATCTCAAGCGTGGGACGTGGTGGATTCCGCCACAAAACCTCAAAGCAGGATTCGGCGCGCTCGTACCTCTCGTTCCAACCGTCGTGAAGTGGATCGAGGACTTGATGGCCATATCGGGGGACTCTGAATGGCTCTTGCCAGCGCGGTGTGGCAAGCGACGCAAGCTCGGCGATACTCACATGGGCGTCAAGACGCTGTGGGCCTCCATCTCGCGGGCGTTTGAAAGCAGCAAGCTTGAGATGCGGTACTTCACTCCGCACGACACACGCAGCACGGCAAAAGGCCACATGAGGAACATGGGCGTCTCGCGGGAAATCAGCGAAATCGCGCTGAACCACAAAGTGAAAGGTGTAGAAGGGATTTACGACGTGCGGGAGGAGATCCCGGAGAGACGAGCGGCAATGGCGCTGTGGGCAGCCTTCGTGAGTGATTGCTGCGAGGGGAAAAATCCGCCGACCGACGTTCAGCCGACGAACGTGCTGCTTTTCAGAAGAGCAAGTTAAGATAAACATAACTGACTACAACCAACACCATGACCACACCGAATCTGCTCCCGCCTGAACTCATTCCGGTACGCGACGCAGCTAGTAAAGCGTTGGGTGCAGTTCGGCCGGGAAATATCACCGACTTCCGCACACTTTACGTCGGTCGTCGATCTAACGCTGGACGTGCCCTACCCGCTTATTACTTAGTCTATTTTCTTCTCGTCGAATTACTAGGTTTTGAGAATCTTGGCCAGGGTGACAAGGTCGCATGGTCAGTTCCCGTTGAATACAAGGGACATATTTATCTGATCGAGCATCGCAAAATGGGGCTTGGCGTGTTCGCCGACGACGTTGAAAGCAAAGAGGATGACATTCGCGAAATTGTAATTCGAATTCAAAAAGCCATAAGAAAAGCCGAACCATATTTTGAATGGAAGGCAGATCAAGGGCTTGCACAATCTGCTGTCAACGTAAGGAACAATAGTAGCGAACTATTTGATCGCTACGAATTTTTCACCAACAGCTTTAAGGTGAAAGCAGCCGACGCTGAAAAAGCGCGGGAGGACGAGCGTAGTGCAATGAGAGCGGGAAATGCGCCAGTATACGCAAGCTGGCAATTGCGCAAGGAGTCCAGCTGGTTGGCTCTTGCAGCAATTGATGCCTTCTACAGTTGGACAGAGCACGTCTTCATCCACTTGGCAATCTTGCTAGGCCATGTTCAAACTGCTGATGAGATTACCACTTTAGCGCAGTCAGAGTGGTCGGCGAAGTACAAAGCAGTTTTCGACCTTACCGAAAGAGAGGCCAAGCTGTATTTTGACAAATTAAGTGATATTCGCTATGAACTGCGCAACTTTGTCGCACATGGCGCTTTTGGCAAGCGCGGAGAGGCTTATCATTTTCACTCAGGGGCAGGAGCCGTTCCCGTGTTTCTCCCGCACAAGGCAGGGAGTCGGAAATATCGCTTAACCGGGGGCATCGCTTTCCGAGAAGAGGATGCTCTAGCCCTGATCGATTCATTCATCAATTTTCTTTGGTCGAATGGACGCGAACCAGCAAGGGCATACCTGCACGATACCGAATTGCCGATCATTTTAACCTACGCCAGAAATGGGACCTACGCAGCCGCGATGACCTCGGTAGGGGACATGAACGCGTTCATTGAGCACGAACAAGCGGCTTGGGATCGGGCGGCGGATATGGACTATTAATATCCTGAAATACCTTCCCCCACTCCGCAATTACTTCGGCCCAGCGCTCATTTCGTCGGCCGAATAGAGCTGAAGCATCGCACGTGCGGCCTCGACGTTCTTCGTGTGCAACCACTCGTCGTAGTCGGAAGGTCGGAGGATCACGACCGACCGCTTCTCGTCGTTCGGTTTGTGCATGCGGGACATGACCGGATGGCCGTCAGCATTGACTGTAAGCATGGACATGCCGATCAACGTGCGACCGTCAGCGTCCTCATAGCGCCGCCAAATGCCTGCGACGCAGTACGGTTGCCAATCTGTCAGGCCGATTCGATGCCACACGTTCTTGCCAGTCTCGTAGCAAGGCTCGTAGACCCAGCGCGCCGGAATTAGACACCTCTGCCCGTCCCGCCATGCCTTGCTATAAAGGCGCGACGTGCCGACCGTTTCCGTCCGCGCGTTCATGGTATCCAGAGGTCTCTTCTTGCGACCGTTCTCGTCCCGCCGCTCGGGCTGCATGAACTTGGGCCAGAAGCCAAACACGGCTTTGACCACCTCCAGACCGTCCCCGGCCGCGTAGGCTATCGGGGCACTGTAGTCCGGATACACCTCCAAGTCCCAAGGATCGCGCTTGTACAGGTCGCCGATTCCAATCTTCAGCTCGCTGATCCCTGGATCTTCGTCTGGCGCACGGTAGTTCGTACACATGTCGCTCCCCAATTTCAAGACTTGACCAACGCATCTTATCTCGGAATATACTGTACATCCATACAGTATTTTGAGGTGAACCGTGGAACCGCTATGGGAGTACCGCTGGGAGTATGTTGACTCGTACTACGGCGTGATTGATTGCCAGTTCTGGATGACCGACTATGAGGCGGAACACTGGCATGGGTACGGGAAGGAAGGGACACGGCGTCTAGATGAGACGCGGAGAGATCGGCACTTGCAGCTCCGCACGCACGAGCGTGCTCGGATGTCCGTGCCGGCGAGGTATTCAGGGCCGTCAAAGGAGCAGCCTCTACCGGAGTTTGTGTCGCCGGACGTCACTCTTTTGAGGCAGTGGTGGGACAAACCTGACCAGGTAAGTGGCGCAGATGTGAGACGGATGGTGCTTGAAGTAATTGCGCTGCGAAGGCTCCTCAATGCAAGCATCAAGGTAGCCTCCGAGAGCAGTTCGTCGTGACGAGAGTCGACTTATGCCCGTGGCCTTTGCATAAGTTTCGCTTCTAGCTCCTTGTTGCGCTTCGGCAATGCAGCCCAGGCGAGGTAATGCTGGCCAACCTCGCCCTGCCACACGCCGATGACCGCAATGCCGCCGATCGTCAGCAGCAGGCACTTGGCCCCACCATGCTGCGGTTTCCCGTACACCCATTCGGAGACAGGTGCAGTCACGTAGTTCTTGCCAAGTGTCATTCAATCCTCCTGCGGGAACGGGGAACGATACGCGCTGTGGCTCACTTCGAGCGTGCCACCGCAGACCTTGTCCGTGAACATCTCGCCCTTGAAGTCGCCGGCTTCAAGTTCGAGCAACCGGCCGCAGTGCGGGCACTTCACGTAGACGTCGTTGCTGGTGCTCTCGCGGTGATACGTTTTCACCACGAGGATTTCGTCAGTAGCCATCAGCGCGTCTCCTCTGCCCGCATCTCCTGCCAGCGGATCAAGGTGTCGATCGACTCCTGTATGTCCTTGGTGATGTCCTTCTGGCCACGACCACCGGCAACCAGCAGCTTCTTTACCGCGTGTTGAATGCACGGATCGACAACGTTGAACAGCTCAAGCACGCGGTACACATCGATACTCGGATACGGGCACGGCTTGTGATAGTGCGCGTGTTTCCGAGGCCCTTGCGGGCCTTGCGTAGCTGGCGCGGCAAGTTCGGCCATCATGCCTCGACCTCCCCGCGCTGCGCGACCAGAGCGCGATGCAATCGGACCTCGTCGTTGGTCCACTGCCGGCGCAGGACGGCAGGAACTTCACCGTCCATCGCGCGGGCCTTCTCGACGTCCTGGCGGTGCTGAAGCCAGCCGTCGAAGTTGCCGCCCTTCTGCGTCGACGAGAAAGCCGGCGTCGCTTGGTGCTCGGTCGGAGATGCGTGGATCGGGCGCGCGCCGACCAGCTTAGCGTAGCGCTCGAACTCCTTCGCGTGGCTCGCGTCGCCGTCAAACGGGTCGTAGGAGATCCGTGCGCAGCGCGCGACGGACAGCTTGATCTGTTCTTCAATCGGCAGCGCCTCGCGCTCAGCCTGGAGGACGTATGGCAAGTGCCACTCAGCGATGCGCAACCGGCGCGGCACGCTGACCTCGATCGCGGTCATGATCTCGACGGCCAAGATCTGCATCGTCGGATCGGCGTCCGGATGGCAGCGCAGTTCGTCGAAGTTGCCCCAGTCGGTCGAGGAAAGCAGGACGTTGATGTACTGGTACGGCTCGGTGACGCGGTTGGCGATTTGCTTGTGCGCGCCGAGCTTCATGAGCAGCCAGCTATGCAGCGCGGCGAAGCGGGCAGCGCTGCGCCATGTGGCCTTCGCGGCCCACAGACGCCAGCCTTGAAGCTCCGTTCCTGCCTGCATACCCGGCTGGTTGGTGCCCCACTCCGCGGGACACGCCGGCCGCGACCAGACTTGGCGCAACATGCGACGGATGGGGATAGCGCGGGAGCTGCCCGCGTTGCGCGAGAACTTGCGGTGCGTCATCAGCTCGCTATGGATGATGCGCGGATACCGCACTTCAACGGTCGTGAGGCGCACGCCGTTCGAGGCGATCGAATCTTCGATCACCTTGGCCAGAATGATAGGTTTCATCTTGTTTTCAGGGCCGGTGGTGGTCGGCCCTTCCTACGTGTGGTGGTTTACGAGTTGCGAGCGTCCAGACCGCCCTTGTCCGCGCGCGCTTCAGCGGCGGCATTCGTGTAGGCATCCGGGAAACGCTGCTTCAGCTTCGCGATGTTCGCCGACATGACTTCTTCGAGAGGCATATCGAGCGCGTCGCAGGCATGGGCCACGCCGCTGAGGATGTTTACGAGGCTGCGCATCGCTCCCGTGCGAGCGCGCGCGTCTTGATACAGCGGCACTTCATACGTGAAGAAGCCGATCTCGACCGAGATGCGATTCGCGACGATCTGGAGCTGTTCCGCGAGCGGTAGCGCGCTCAGGTCGAAGTCGAAGAGATGCTGGTATTCGGGGATCTCGAAGTCGAGCGCGTCGGCACCGATGGCCACGTACCAGAGAATGTCGCCCAGCTCTTCGAAGATATGTTCGCGCATCTCCTGCGTGAGCGGCTTCTGATAGGCCCAAAGGCGTTTGACTTCGGTCGTGAACTCGCCATGTTCGGTCGTAAGACCGAGCGATGCGTGTTGCAGGCGCAGCAGAGAAGTTGCCAGCGGCTTCTCGGTGCGAAGGGCCAGAGGTTTGTATTGTTCGAAGTTCATTTTAGTAAGTCTCGGGTGGTGCGGTGAACCAGAGTCGGCGCGACACGGGACGTTCGACGGGCATCGCATACTGGATGATCATGTCGTCGTCTCGAACCTGAACCATCGTGATCAGCCCTTGATCGTGCTTCTCACGTGCATTCGCCAGAATCCGTTCAAACCTTTCATTCCAGCGGCGTTCCGCGGGGAACTTGCGCGCGATAATGAAGGCGTAATTTCCAGGGTTTCCCCAGCCGAAGAGTTCCATCTTGTTCATCTCTTCGACGACACGCTCCAGGGTGGTGTCAAGGAACGTCGCGATAAGCTGGGGGGTGAAGTTTTGATCTAGTAGCGTTTTAATGGACTCCATTAATTCCTCATGCGGCCTCTTTCAGTGGAAGTGTGAAGATGTGGTCTGCGATCGGACGCTTGTGCGTGACGATGATCACCTGCTTGATGGTCTCCTTCAAACGTTGCAGACACTCGGCGGTGTACTGAGCACGCTGCGCATCCATCGACTCGTCGAACTCGTCGGCCATGAAGACGGAGAACACCCCATTGGTCAGCACTTGACCGAGACCAATCCGGAGTGCGAGATTCGCGACAGCCTTTCCGGAACCGGACAGCGTTTGCACTGCTTGGCCGTCGACCGTGATGTTGAAGTCTTCATCCACCACGATCGACGTACGTGCGCCACCAGTCATCTGGTTGAGCAGCACGGACGCTACTTTGTTGAGCGACGGCACCAGATGCGACTTGATCACGAGCTTCGCTTCCGCTACTGCTGCCTTCGCTGCGGCCTTGTCATCGGCCGCAGCATTCAACGCATCGAGCTTCGCCTTGTCGATGCCGTACGCGGCCATCTGCGCCTCGTACGTGCCCACGGCCTGCTCGTAGGCGCGCGACGCGACCAACTGCTCGTCCAGCTTGCTCAGCTCGGCCTCGACACCGGCCAGCTCGGCGACGCGCGCCTCGCGCGCGGCCAGCTTCGCGAAGAACTCGTTGTAGCTGAGCACCTGGGCGTGGTGCGCGACGAGCTGGCCTTCGTACGCCTGACGCTCTTTGAGGTCATCGCTACGATCGGGCGTGTTGTCAATCGCTTCCTGAAGGGTCTTGACCGATTGCTCGGTCTCGACCAACGATTGCTCGGCCTCGACGATCTTCGCCTTTTGAGCGTCGATCGCGGTCTGCGTGTCCTGCTTCGTGCGTTCGATGCGCTCACGAAGCTCGACGACCTCCTGCGTGAGCGCGGCCCGACGCTCAGCGTTGTCGTGCATAGTCCGCTGCGCGTTCAGATCCTTCTGGCTATACGTGGGCGCAGTAGCGTCCGCGTCGGTTACGTCCGCGTAGGCTTCGAGCGCCGCTGCCGCGATGGGCCAGTGGTGGTCGCAACTCGGGCAGACGTGCGAGCCCTGCCCCAAAAGCTTTTGGCGCTGGCCCCAGCGGACGTGCCGCTCGTGAGCCATCTCGAGGAGCACGATTTCGTTGACCGTAAGCGTCGGCTCGACCAGCGTCGCGATCTGCTTCTCGATACGGACGATCTCGCCCTCCAGACGGCCCACGGTGCCGTCCGTGGTCACTGCCGTGAGTCCGTCTTTCAGACGCTTCAGCGAAGCCCGCTGATCGGCAGCTGCACTCTCCAGCGTACCCTTCGCCGAAACCAGCTCACTGCGGGCCGCAATCAGGCTCTGTAGCGTCTCGACGGTTTCGCCAATGGTGCAGGTGGGGACGACCGGCTCGGACGGCTTGTGGGCCACCATACCGCGCAGCTGGTTCAGCTCGTTGACCAGGGTCGCGACGTTGTCGCGCTTCTGGCCAAGTGTCGTGCTCGACTCGAAGTCGGCTGGCTGCTCGGGCTTGACCGGCTCCCGCAGCACCGCGGCGACTCCGTCAGCCTGATTGCGGAACGCGAGGGCCTGCTTGCCGAGATCGGTCACGATTTCGTCGAGCACGTTCAAGCCGATCGTCTGGTCAACGATCTTGCGGCGCTCGGTCGGCTTCGCGTCCGACAGCTTCTCGATCTGGCCTTGCAGTACAGCGTTGGCCATCGTGAATACGTCGTAGTCGTAGCCGAACAGCTCGCGGATCTTGGCATTGACCGGCTTCGTGCCCGTAGCGACGTCCTCACCCCCGCGCGTCAGCTTCGCGTTCTTCGTCGTGCGGACGATGCGGTACGTCTGGTCTCGCACGATGAATTCGAGCGCGACTTCGAGCTTCTTGTAGTCGTCGGCCGCGCCGCGCAGCGCGACGCTACCCCACAGCGCGAACAGGATCATCTCAAGCGTGACGCTCTTGCCCGACTCATTCGGCCCCGTGATGGCGGTCTGCCCCACCGGGAAGGCGAACGTCGAGTTCGGGTGACGATAGCCGTTCTTGATATTCAGGTTCAGCAGCATGATGGTGTCCTCAAGCAGCGTTCCGGCGTTCTTGATACATCGCGAGCACTTCGTTCGAAGTCTCAGCGGTGACGTTATGCTTTGTCAGGCAGCGCGACAGAATGTCGACCATGTCAAACGACTCGGTCTGCATGGTGATGTCGACGTACTCCTCGCCGTTGTCGGCAATCGGCTTCGTCGTCAGTGCCCACGCGTCAACCGGGAAATCGATCTGCTCGCCCGGTTTGAGCAACACGCGCACGGCCACGTCGTGGAACTGATCAGGCGTAGTAGCGACGACGGCACGCAGCTCCTCCAGAGTGAGCGTGACGTAGCGACTGTCTTTGTCGTTTTCGCCGTGCGCGTATGGTTGCATCGAGCCGGGGAAGATGAGGCGCACGCCGTTGAGCGTTTCATCGTACGGCCGGTGATCGTGGCCGCTGACGACCAGCTTCGTGAGCGGGCGCAGCTCAAACAGCGGAACCGCGTTGTGCGGGTTGTCCTCAAACGTGACACGGTCCCAGTGCCCGACGACCAGGTCGAACTCCTTGTAGCCGTCCTCGACCAGCTTGCGTGCCATATCCTTCGAATTGGTGAAGGGATGCCAAGGGACAACGCCAAGGCGGAAGATGCCGTGCTCGACGATCTGGACGTCATCCTTCGCGATGACGATGTTCTCGACGCCGTTCAGCAGCTGGTACAGCAGATCGAACGAGCTACGCTTGTCGGCATCGCGCGAGGCGTCATGGTTGCCGCGTGTGAGGACAAACCACGTGTTGGGCCGAGCGCGCGCCGCTTCGCGGTAGGCCGATGCAACGGCCAGTACGATCTCGGGCGGCACGACAAACGTGTCGAAAATGTCGCCGAGGCAGATGTTCACATCGACGTCCGCGAACAACGACTCGACGAACTCGTTCATCTGCATGCGCTCGCGCTCGCCCCGACGATCAAGGGGGACACCAGTCAGGAAAGCACGACCAAGATGGGGGTCGCCAAGAAAGCCGACCCGAAGGCCGGCGATAGTTTCGATTTTCATGATTCACAACCTAGTGAAGTGGTGGTACAGCGCGCCGCAGCGCGCTGCTCTCTCGGTTGCGCTACCGCTTACGCTTCGACGACGTCGCCGGCTGCTGCGAGGCTGGGGTGCTTCGTGGAGTGGTCACGCACTGCGTACAGGACCTTGAGCTGGTGGAGCACGTCGAACAGCGCGCTATGAGCGTCACCTTCGAACGGGATGTTTCGCTCGAACTCGGGCGGTTGCTGCGGCCAGTAGCGCCCGCGAATCCATGAATTCATGTCGTTCGTGTCGCGGTAGTGGAACGGGTTGCCGATCTCGAACTCCTTAAAATAACTTTCGAGGAACGGATATTCGAAGTGCGACGGCTTCGCCCACAATCTCAGCTTCTCGTTGTACGTGTCGACGTCGCGCAGCAGGAAATCGCGGAACGCCTGCATCACGACCTCCGGGCGCTCCATCCGCGCGTAAATGCCTTGCAGGATCTCGCGCTTGTCCTTGAGCCACCAGTTGCGGGTCTCTTCGTCGAAGAAGCGGCCATGCGGGATCATCAGGCAGCGGTTGAACATGTCGGGCATGATCTCGCCCGACGCGAAATCGAAGCGAACCGCTGCAATTTCGATGATTGCCGTGCGCTCAGGCTGAGTTCCGGTCGTTTCCAGGTCGACCATCACGTCGAGATACTTGGTCATGCTTTGATCCTTGTTAGATGAGGTAGCCGTCGATCTCGTGCCAGCGGATCGATTTGGCCGTATGGGTGATGAATACGACTGCCGGGACGACGTACCAGCGCTTTGTCGTCTCGCGGCGAATGTAGAAGCGGTAATGCCCGCCAGCTGCGGTGACCATTCGGGCTGCTGCCCACTGGCTCTTCTTGATCATGCTGAAGGGAAACGACGGCTCGCTCTGAGTGCTCTTGACCTCAGCGTAGAACGTCGTCCCTTCAAGAGTGATGATGTAGTCCGACGGTTGCGCATCCTTGAAGGATGCGGCCCGCCCTGTCGAACCGCGAACGTACGCGGTATCGGTCAAGCGCTGCACATGCGCGCGCTTGCCGAAGGGCGCGAAGAACGATTCGAATTCGCTCTCCGCGTCTTTCCATACAATGCTCATTTTTCTTTTACTGATGTGGTGGTGGTGTGCTAAGCATTATATGGAGATAACCACCGCAGAAGTTCGGCAACTATATGCTAGTTGCCGTCCGGAAACCGCAGAAATACCGGGTTACGCAACGCGTTCTTCTTCGTTACCTCGGTGTACTCGACTTCAGCCATACGGCCCACAACCATCTCCGGATGTTTGAAGAAGAGTTCACGCTGATCGTCTGAGAAACCGCCGCCGCAATCGGTCTTGATCTCGGTGCCATCCTCGATCGCACCTTCGAGCTGGAAGCCGCCGAGACGCCCCTCGTTCCTCCCCGTCTTCTCTCCTTCGTAAATGCCCGTGATCTTCAGCGTAGCCGTGTGCAGCGGCTTCGCCTTCAGCCAGGACGTCGACCGATCCCACTCGTAGAATGCGTCCGGGTCCTTGACGATCAGGCCTTCGTAACCGAGCGAGAGTGCTTTATCGAACATCGCGTCCACTTGGGCACGATCTGCGACCGTTTCCTTGTATGACGGGAAGATTTTGCTGAGCGCGAGGTCGCTAATTGCCGCGTCGAGCATCAAGCTTCGAAGCTCCTGCTTGCGTGAGCACTGGCGCTTCTTCCATTCCGACATCGGCATCCAGTCGTACGCGTAGTAGCGCAGCTTCGAGCGGTCAGCACCCTCCTTCTTGCAGTTCATCGTAGCCGTCCACGAGGGATGCTTCTTCGTCGGATCAACGACGTGAACCATCGCCTCACCGTCGAGCACCATTGCCTCGTCGCCGCAGAGGCGCAGGCGCATCGCCTGCATCTCGTCGTCGAACAGCCCTTCGATCCATGGTTGACGCAGCCCTTCGCGCGAGTAGTGCTCGCACGGCTGGCCAGGGATGACGAAGACCGTATCGCGCTGGCCGTCCATCTTAAACTCGGCCTGCGCGGGATACGAGATGTCGGAGACGCCCGGCTCCCACTTCTCAGCCAACATCACGTCGAAGACCGGGATCAAGTCCGGGAAGACCTTGTTAATCTCCGTCGCTCCGATACCTATGCGCAGTTTCTTGCGCAGCACGCAGGCCATGTTCTCGGCGGTCTCCAGCGTGTAGTGCGACAGCACGTTCGCGATTGCAGACTGCGCGGCCTTCCCGGTGTAGTTGCGCGTCGCGAGATCGTCCAGCAGCTGGAGGAACATAACGCCAGCGTCAACGTTCTCCACCGAGAAGCCAGTCGGCATATCGAAGTTCTTCACGCCATAGGTCACGAACGGCGAGAGCGCAGCGACCAGCATCTTCTTTGCGAACTCGTCGTCGTGTGCGCCGAGCTTTGTCAGGGCTTCCGTCTTCTCGATGCGAGATGAGGTCCCACGGCATTCGGCCATGAGTCGGTTAAAGCGGTACATGAATGGTCCTTCGTGGTGGTGGTGTTCTTCAGGGTTGCCAGTTCGTGGTCTTTTTCTTGGATCAGCTGCAAGAGGTCCAGCACGACCCGCGGAATACACATTCTCCGCAGGTCGTTGCGCTGCTCACGCGTCAGATCCTGGAGCGTGAGCTTCGAGTTCACGTCAGATCCTTCTCGACGGCAGCGGTGGCCTCCGCGACGATCTCAGCGACCTTTTCCTTGTCACCATTGATGGTCATGACGCGGACGATCTCGCGCAGGCCCCATTCCAGCGCCTCGGTGCCGGGGCGATTCTGCGAGCCAGCGCGCGACTCGTAGCCGCTCATGGTCTCGAACGCGACCATAGTGGTCGACTTGGTGACTTTGTTGCTCATGCTGCGCACTCCACTGATTCGTTAGCTGCGACGGGCATGCCGTCGAGGATGTAGTTGAGGATCGCCAGACGCTCTTCGCGCGTGGCTCGTTGTTCCCAGCGGTCTTCGCTGACGCACGGCAGGCCCCTCTGCATCTCCATGAGTTCGATCTGGCCATCCGGGGCCTTCTTGAGATCCCACGGCTGCATCGTGCGGCCGATCGCGAGCGACGAGTCGAGCTTCAGGTTCTTGATCAGGCCGGCGTCTTCGATCATCACTTCGTACAGCGTTTCGCAGAAGTCGAGCACCTGCGAGCGCGGGACGGAGTAGATCAATTCGTCGTGGACCAGCAGGTAGAAGCGGGCGCGGTATCCCATCTCCTTGATCTTGGCCTTCATGCGCTTCATCGCACGCTTCGCGAGCGCCGCGCACAAGCCTTGAACCTTCGCGTTGACCGATTGGTTTCCGGCGCGTCGGTTGATCTTCTTGATCACCAGCTCGCCGAACGCCGCAATGGCCGGGTCACCGTATGACGCGAACTTCTGCCGCATGACGTTCACCCACTCGTACGTCGACTCGTAGCGGTCGCGCCGATGGTGGTCGGGCAGCTGCACGTAGCCGTTGTCACGAGCTTCCTGGATCGTGTCGACACGCCACTGCTCCGCGTCCGGGAACGTGCCACGGTAACGATCGACCATCTCCCACATGAAGTCGCTCGACCAGCCAAGCTTCTCGCCCACGGTGCCCAATGCGCCCGAGTACCAGTAGTTGAAGTTCGCCACCTTGCCGACATCGCGACGCAGCATCTTCCGATCCGGGTGGACGGCGTACTCTTCGTCGGTGAGGTTCATCAGACCGGTCACGGCCTTCTTGTGCAGGTCCGCGTGAGGGCGCTGGCCGTAGGCCTCACGGAAGCCTGAGTCGTTCGAGTAGTCGCCCACGATCACCAGCTCGACAGCAGACCAGTCGGCCGACACCAGAACGTGCTCCTCGCCCTCCGCGTCGTCGTCGTCGGCTTCGAAGAAGCCACGCACGTACACCGAATCGCCATACTTGCTGAGCTGCTGCCCGTTCGGGTCCTGGCACGAGCTGCGGCGCGTCGCGAGCAGCGAGCGTAGCTGCGGATACACACGGCCCGTGTCAGGGTCCACTAGCCGCAGGTAAGGCGTCAGGTAGAGCTTCATCCGCTGCGAGATCGAGGCCAGCTCGTCGTAGCACTGGAAAATCATCATGCCGGCTTCGAAGTGGTCGATCTGCATACGCTTGTTCAGCGTCACGCCCAGCTTCAGCGCCGGTGCCACTTCGCCGTTATCGCCGATCTCCAGACCAGCGTCGCGGTGACGTTTGATCCAGCGGCGCTTCAGCTCTTCGCGGCAGTCGCCGTCGCTTTGCGTCTTGCCGTTGGACTGCATGTACGAGCCGCGCATCAAGTCGTAGATGATCGTCCGCATCGGCATGTAGTGGACGAGGTTGACGCCCGTCGATTCGCGCACTTTGCGCTCCAGCGCCCACGCGTTCGAAACCGGGCCGCGTGTCTGCATGCACTGAATGAAGTCGTCGTCGCTGTCTGGCGAGTTCGCCCACTTCTCGATCTGAGCGCGATACGTCTGCCACTTCGCGTACCACTTGTCGTACTTCAGCAGCTTGTCGTGCGGCTCGTCCGGGAACGGCAACATCGCGCGCACCGCAGCCTTCATCTTGCGCAGGCACGCGGCTTCGTTCGCACGCTCTTCGTCCCGCCGACGCAACACGGCCGGCCCGTTCAGCTTGATGCCGTGGCCCCACGTCTCGGCCGCGATGCGAACGAACGGCATCTCCTGTTCCATGAACGTGCTGAAGACCGCTGGGTTGGTCTCCATCATGTGCTGAAGCACTCGGTGGAACAGCTGCACGCACCAGTACGCGTCGTCTACGCCGTACTCGTAGACTTCCTCGCCGGTCAACATGCCCATGTGGACTTCTTCGCCGAGCGTCTCTTCGAAGGTGGCCATCGCATAGCCGAACCAGCTCTTCACGGCTCGCTTCAGGTCATAGCCGATCCGCATCGAATCGACGTAGCCATTCCAGCTATGCGCGGCCTTCGACTCCTTGCCGATGACCTTCTGCAACAGCTCTTCTTGCTCGGAGTTCAGGTCTTGACCCGGTTGGTAGCCAGAAAATACACGAGCAACCACGGGCAGGATCTTCTCGATGCCGCCGAGACCCGGCTCCATGAACTTGTCGCGGAAGTACGTGTCGGGCGAATACGCCGACACGCAAAGCTGCAACGAGCAGATGACGCGATCTTCCGGGATGTCGAAGCCGAGCGACTTCATCATCATGACCCACTCAAACTGAGCGTTGTGGATGATGAAGAAAGAGTCCGGTCGGCGGGCGTCGAGAATCTGGCGCGCGACCTCCCAGGGCACACGGTTCTCGGTATCGGCGTGCGCGAGGTTGACGTAATAGCCGAGATGGTTGCCGTCCGGGTAGACCGAAAATCCGCACACGGTCGTTCGGTTGGTGTCGAAGATGAGCTTCTTGTTCGTCCCCCTGCCCTCGTCGTCGACCTTCATGATCTCGGCGAGGCCTGCATGCCTGCGCGAGTCTTCGGTCTCGATGTCGAAACCGATGAATCCGGCCGACGCTACTTCCGCGATGATCTGCGGCAGGAGAGCGTCGATGTTGCGCGCATCGACAAGGACTTTGCGATCCTTGTCCATCGCTTACCCCGCCGCTTTGTCGGCAGCTTCAGCGCCGACCAGCGCGAGCGCCATCATCGCGTGAGCCGGTTCCGCTTCGAGCATCGCCCGGAACTGGACGACGATGCTGTCGATCTTCGTGCGATCGTCTTCGGGGAGTTTCGAGATCTCATCCTGAATGATGAGAAGCTGAATGCGTTCAGCAGAGGCCATGTTTTGATCCTTGTGGTGGTGGTCACATCATGAAATCTGAAAGAATGTGGTTGATCGCCTTGTCGTCATGCTGGCCAACAACCAGATGCTTCGCGATCAGTTCCGGGTCAACGTCATAGAAGCCCGTGATCTCCCACATACCCTTCAGTGCAGCTTCGTTTTCCTTAACCCATGCCAACGGCTTCTTGCCGAGGTGGAAGGAACCGGCTTCGCTATCCCAACAGGGCACGTAGCCCTCGGTGAAAAACTGCATCCAGCGTTCGCGGTCGCAGTGCTCCCACGCCACGTCGCCGAAACCGGGGATGCCGGTAATCTTGTCGGACTTGTCACCGACGAGCGTCTTGTACAGACGCACTTCGGTGAAGTCGGTGTTGTCGTATTCGACCTTGTCGCGCCCTTCGAGCTTCGTGTGCTTGCCATCGCACAGCGCGAGGTAATCGCCATCAGTCGAATGGATGGTGATCGAGTCCGTCTGGTCCTTGTAGAGACGATGCAGTGTGGCGATGACGTCGTCTGCCTCCCATGTCGGGATCTCAAGCGACATGCAGCGCGTGAACCGCAGCACTTGCTTGAACAGGTCCATCGTCTTGTAGAACTCGTCTACGGCGCTTTGCCGGCCGACCTTGTATCCGGGATAGAGCGCTCGGCGTCGGTCCTTCGCGCCGTGTCCATCCCAAACCCAAATGATGGTGTCGAACATCGGCAGCATCTTCATGTCGACCAGCACGTTGCGAATCGAGCCGCTGGTTTCGAAGATGGTGCGGAAACGGTTGTTTCCGTCGATGAAATGCAAACCCATGATGACCTCGCAGGACATGAAAAAAGCCGCGAGCTTTTGACTCGCGGCTTTCCGTACAGCTTGTGGCTTACGCCGGCTCGGCTTCCGCTTCGATGCCCTGGTATTCCCAGGTCATGATGCCCCACGCGTTGTTGTTCTTGTTGGTCATCCGGAGGAAGCCAACCTTCACGTCCACGCGCTGGCCACCAGCGTTCGCTTCCATGACCTTCTGGTAGAAGTCCTGCCACGCACGCCAGTTCGTGGTCGACGTCGCGTAACCGACACGCTGACCAGCCTTCGCCAGCACTTCACCGTCCGCGGAGACGATGTCGGCCGTCAGGATCATCGGCACGTCAGCACTGCGGTACGCGCGGGCCTTCGCGTCGAGGGCGATGGCCTTGGCTTGCGCTTCGGACCAGGGGATGCCCTTGTCGCTCGTGACGCCGTCGTACGTCGACCAGTATTGCGCCGGGTTGCCGGCTTTGATCGACATCTTGACCATGAAGCCCGTGCCTTCCGTCATGTCGATAACCGCTTCGAACGACTGCACGAGCTTGGCGCTTGCGCCGACCTGGAGACCGAATTCCTTCGGCTTGATCCACAGATCGACGGCCATGCCCGCCGACATCAGTTGCTCCATCGAGAGCTTCTGGCCGGGAACTGCAACCGCACCGCCAGCCGCACCTACTGCTGCGACTGCCGTGCCGGTCGTCGGCGCGGCGGCTGCGCCGGCTGCTGCGTTTGCGATTGCGCCAGCTGCTGCGTCTTTGGCGCGCTGCATTGCTGCTTGGATCGGGTCCATACGTTTCCTTCAAATGTTAGCTGTTTATGCGTCTGTTTCTGCTTCTGTTCTCTCGCCGTGGTGGTGGACACGTCGAGGAATATGATCGTACCTTCGTTCTACTAACTACACAATGCTGCTCTATACGATATATCGCGCCCTCCTTACGCGAATTCGGCCATCGATATCTTCCGATCGGTAGCCTTCGATGAATCGAACATCTCTTCCTCTTGCTGACGGCGTTGCTCCGACAACCGGAAGACCTCCTTCGTCGGATCGACGAGGTTCGCGTCACGCGACTTGTTCTCGATAATCTGCATGATGCGTTGATCGATGGAGTCGCGATACTCCAGCACGTAGATCCGCAGCGGTCGCGCGCGCTTGCCACGGATGCCTCGCCGATACGCCTGCACGAATGAGTCGTCCATATAGTTCAGTGAAGTGAAGACCATCGTTTCAAGGTGGTGCCAGTTGAAGCCGACACCGGCCGTATCCGGCGATGCAACCACGCAGTCGAGATCACCGCGGCGAAATGCCTCGTCGATGCGTGCGCGCTGCGTGGACGACACGTGCCCGTTGATCAGCGCCGTGCGCAGGCCCATCGACTTCGCGATGGCGACGATGCGTTCTTGCTCAGGGACGAGCGCGGCGAACACCGCGATCGGTTCCCCGGACACAACCGCGTCCGCAAAGTGGATCTTCAGGCGTTCATCCTTTCCGGTTGTCTCGCCTTTGGCCAGCCCGAAGGTCTCCGGATGGGCCATGATCTGCCGACAACGCATCGCGTTGACTGCCGGCGACTGGCCTTCAAGGAACTCGTCTTCCAGCTCGACGAGCGCCATTTCCTCCATTTCCTCGTATGCCTTCCGCTGCTTGGGCGACATGTCGCACAGCTCAGTGACGATGACCTTCGCTTCCGGACCATGAACCTCTTCGAACGTGTGGCGAACGGCTACGTGCTGAAGGATCTGGCCCAGCCGCTGGTGGTTGTGCCACCCGATTGTCGTGCCATATTCGTCCTGAAGCCGGTGCTGGGCCAGGAACGCGCCGTACGTGCCGTAGAAGCGCGGCTCAATTACCTGAAGAGCCGGATACGCGCTCGCGAGCGTGCCCTTGATGATCGTGCCCGTCATGGCCATGAAGCGCTCGATGCTACGCATCGCGATGTACATGTTCTGCGTGCGGCCGGAATCATGTCCCGAATAGCCAAGGTGCCACTCATCGAAGATCGCGGCATTGAGCTGAGGATGCCACTGCTTCAAACGCTGCCAGTCGTCTGAAAAGCGTTGGAACCCCATGATGAACACCTTCGCGTTCTCGTTACGCATCTGACGCTCGCGTCGCTTGGCCTCGCCGTCGACGATCTGTATCTCGCTCGGATGGAAGTTCGTGAACTCCAACAACTCATCCTTGTTCTTTCGCAGCAGCGACATCGGCATGACGAAGTACGACTTGCATCCCAGGTCGTCCCAGAGGTACTGCGTGTACATGCAGGCCGAGCCAGTCTTTTGCGTCGCAGGGTCCGACAAGTTCATACAACGCGGCGTCATGATGTAGAAAGCGAGATCCGCGATCTGGTGCTCGCGCGGCACTTTCTTCTCGATTGTCACTTGTTCCTGCTCCCGTCTCGAAAATCCCACCGCTGCCATTCGTCCTCCGGCAGCTCACTCTTGACCTGTCTGCCTGCCCACTTTTCGAACGTCTCACGGGTCACGACCGGATAACGTCGTCCGATCCCGACAGCGGGACCGTCGTAGGTGATCGCACCGAGAAAGTTGATGTGGATGATCACCCGGTCGTTCACGAACCCGTTGGCGTTCGAAGGGCGCTTTCCACGCCACACCTGCCCCACGTGGAATGCCTTGCTTTCTTCGGGTGTTGTTCTATCGTTCATTTCGATTCTTCGCTCCGAATAGGAGGTCGTCATGAATTGGCTTTGCATCAAGTGCCACCTTGAATTCCCGTTCGATGCCGAAAAAGTCGGAATCGACTCGTTCGGCATCTACGTGTTCTGCCCACACTGCGGCCGGCGCAACAAGCTCATCAACATCGGAAAGCGCGGCCGCATCGTTCTCCAACAGACAGGCACGTGACGAATCAGGTCAGCAAAGCCGACACGTTCGAGAAGTAGCTGTACATCTGACGCAGCAGACGCAACTGTTCACTGGTCAACACACGCTTCGACAGTTCATGACCGAGCTGATAGACGGCCTGGACCATGTACTCTCGGGTGTACGACGGCCCAAAGCTGTAGAGACGGACATTGAAACCAACGCGGTAGTATTCCGGCACCATGTTGTTCCAGATCATCTTCAAGGTATTGAAGACGTGCCGCGTATCCATCTTCGCCGGGTCGTGCTTGATACCGTGTCGGTCGCGCCATCTAAAGCAGGCGTCGACGTGCGTACGGCGCTCGATCTGCGCACGCAGTTCGATTGCCGTGCTCATGCTCCCCTCCCTCGGGCGATGGGAAGATCGGAAAGCATGTCCTCGCGGCGCGCGTAGCGCCGCAAGACAGCCACACCGAGGCTTTCCAAGGGCAACGACACTATCAGCCCCTCCTCACCGGCAAGCAGCGCCGTCTTGAGCCGCTGCGCAGGCTTACGAGCCACTACGTCGTACGTGCCGGTGATGATCACCCGGCGTGGCATGTACACCGATTGGTCGATGATCGTGTCGACGACCCGCTGGTGCTTCGGGTTCGCCTGCGTCAGCACCAGCGGCTGGACGTTGGTGCGTTCCAGTTCCGCGGCGATGTCGTTCGGCGAGAAGTGCCAGATTGGCCTCACGATCGGCTGGATCGGGCTGCTCATGCGCGAGAGCGTGAGCAGCGTCAGCGTCATCTCGTCGTTCGTGTCCTCCATCACGAATACCCCGGCCTCACCATCTGCCTTCGGAATCGGCAGCATGACCTTGACCAACGGGTCCCTTGCCAGCGCCTGAAATTGCCTCCAATGCGTTGGGTCCGGAACTGCCGCGCTCACGGGGAAAAGGTGGTTGCAAGCAAGCCTGCGCGCCGGCACCACCGCAAAGGGTGATGGTGCCTTCAGCGACAGGAAGTTCGATGCGTTGCGCCCTTGGTGCAGGTACGCAACGCCTTCAGCGTTCCAGTGAATTCCGTACGTCCGTACTTCGATCTTGTGGTCGCCTTCCTCGTAATGGTGATCCTTCATAGCCTTATCAATTCACCCACGTGCTTCTTCGTATACCCCGAGAGATCCATGAGATCGGTGAGCGTCACTTCGTAACGCCCTGTCTCGACGGCAGCGACCTTGTGCACGGTCCAACCGAGCCGTTCGGAAGCTTCCTTTCGGGTATGTTTGAGTTCGATCGCTCTGCTGAACGCGAGAGTTTCCCCAAGCCGCTCATGAGTGCGGCCAAGCGTACGTCTCACGGGTTGCCCCGGATGTTCAGCGTTCTCTACCTTCTTCCGCTGAGACGCCTTGACTCCTTTTGCCGCGATGATTGCCCTGATCGACGGAACCGACAGGGCGAAATCACGCGCGAGAGCCGAGGCTGACTTGCCGTCGACGTAGAGATCCGCGATCTGTTGATCGCGTTCCTCCTTCGTCATCGCAAGGCTCAGACTTTCGTGTAGGGGAAACGAGTGGGATGCTTCTTGATGAGGCCGCTGAAGGCCGAGCCAAACGAATCGGCCGCGACCAGCTGGCCGACGAGTTCTTTCGGGACGTTGCTGTACTGATACTCCTCACCGTTCTTGACGAAAACGATGTTGAGCTGCTGATTTTTTTCGTTATAGGCAAATGCGGAGATCTGCGACGAGGTCACAGACGTGTAGCCAGATTTCATGTTTCGATCTCTTATAGATTGAAGGTTGCTGTTCAGGTGGTGGTGGCACCCGCTCTACTACGAAGAGCCTTTACGGGACGCGTGGTGGTGACACGCTTACCGTGCGGCTTTACTACTAACCTGCGTACAACACGACTTCTTCAGGCACTTCGATCGCGACCGGGGGTTGGCCGATGCCGAACACCGTCAGCTTGATCATCGCGCCGTTGCGCAGCTTCTCGACATCTTGCTGACTCGGTTGCCAATATGACATCCAGACGTTCTGCTCGTTATCGCGGACGACCGGAAGTGATATGCACTTTCCGTCGCGTTCCTCGTTCCAGTTCGCGGGCCGGCCTAGATCGTGAGTCGTGCGGGCTGTCTTGACCGGAATCATCACGTTGCAGCCCTCCAGCCGTCACGCCAAAAGGTCCAGTAGCGGTGAACTTCCGAGTTGAGATAGCCATCGTCCTGCGGATCACGTTCGAGCGACAGTCCTTCGAGCCATTCGTGCTGCTCGAACTCACGGCGCATCCGGTCGTTCTCAGCGGCCTCGTGTGCAGCAGCGGCAATCGCGAGATTGCGTGCCAGCGGTGATTGACTCATGCCGTCACCTTCGTGCGTCGGAGTTCATCACGCAGACGCTTCAGGCGTGCAATCTGCTGCTTGCTCAAGAGACCTGAGCTGATTGTGTTTTTGACTGCCGAGAACCACGTGTCGCGAGAAATCGGCGACTCGTTCCCTTGACTGTCGGCGACGTTGACGTTTGCGAATTTCCGGAGAGCTTCCCCGGTCTTGATCAGGGCGTCGACTGCTTTCGGTACATCGGCCAGTGGGTGCGGTCTTGCCTCAGTGGTGGTGGTGAGGTTCATTCTGATTCCGTACGGAAGATTCCAACTACAGCGGGCGACTCCATCGATTGCCCGAACCAGTATCCGAGATCGAGACGTGCGTTGACAAGGGCTTTTATCTCCTCCCACATCTCCAATCCCTCGTTCTGCCAAAACGGGTGATCCTGCATGCGTATCGCCTGCTTCAGCCCGTGTGGCAGGTACTTCTCCTTCAGGTCGACAAAGGCGTTGATATCGACCTTCAGGAGCACAACAAGCGCGACGTCAACGACATCGCGCATCTTGCCGCTCTCGGCGCGATAGGCGATGACTTCCATCTATCGCATCTCGATCTTCGCGCCGTCCGGTATGTAGCCCACCGGCAGGACAAAGTAGCCCTTGATGACACGAAGCTTTTCCAGCGTCTTCATGGTCCGAACCCAAGCGTCAAGCACACGCTCGTGGGTGAAATACTTCGGCTCCATGTGGTTATCCAGGTGGTGGACCTGGATCACCTGCGGCGGATTCAACAAGGTGCCCTTTTCCGATGTCACGTAGAACCTCCTTTATCAGATCGGGTTGAAAATCGACCATGTACGGGTGATTCATCACGTCCGCAAGGGATCGTGGCTGCGTTACCGCGAGCATGGACTCCAGCAGCTCGACACATGCCTGCTTCAGTACCGCCATCGCATCGGGATTGCCGCCTTCACTTTCTGTAAGCGTCGGCGGCCCGTTGTCGATGAAGCGCCAATGTGTGTAGTTGCAACAAAGCGTGTTGCCGCACTCGTTCACGAGCCTGTATCGGTCGGACTTAGAGACTTCCGGCGTCGCCCACTCGTAGACGATCTTGTGCACGACTTTCCGCTTCCCTTTACCAACCTTCACAAGCCCGTACGAGGTCACGACCGTGGGCTGGTAGAAAGGAACCATATCGCTTGTTCGAACCATCTTCAAGCGCGGACCAGCTTTTGTTTTCGCCCCCTTCCACGGCCAGCAGACGTCGAGCTGGCCGAAGTTGTCGATGCGGTCCTTGATACGTGCAACCAGCACCGCCAGATCGGCCTTACTATCGACGGCCTCAGTCATAGTCAGGGCAACCGTCAGCGATGTATATCGATGCCTTGCCGATCATCTTCTTCGCGTCGCTGATGATCTGCTTGTTCACACTCCACGCACCGTGATCGATAACAGCATCGATATGTGACGACACGAGCTGGTCAAGATACTGCGGTGGCAAAGCATCAAGTTCCCAGCTGGATTCGCCGTACTGGTCGAGATAGGACTTGAACCGAGCATCCGTGGACTTCGCCGGGTTCTCGGGCGGGTTCAGTTCCTCGACTTGAGCCATATTGAGCGCGATGCGCTTCAGCTCAAACGAGTGCCCGCCGAACATCCGGAGGCGTTCGAGCAAATCGCGCGTCATATCGATCCCACTCGGGTCGTGATCGCCGAGATGCAGAATGAGACCGCGTTGACCTTCACGCATACTTGGGATGATGTCGCTCAACGCGAACTCGCGCAACACCGTCGACGACGGGTAGCCACGCGCGGCGAGCAGCGGGGTATCGTAACGATGGCACACACGTTCGAGCACCCCGACGAGAGCTTCTTTCTCGACGATGACGAATACGCGGCGAGATTGACCGATCCAGAGGTCCTGATGGTACTGGTCCGCGCATGCGTCGATGATCGACGTCGGGGACGTCCAGCGCGAACGGCGAATGAACGCACGCGTTCGATCTTCGAGCATGTCCCAGTCGATCAGGCCCGCGAGCTTTCCGTCGTTGATGATTGACGCCGCGCGCTTGTACTCCTGCAAATTGTTGGGAATGATGTCGCGAGCGACGAGCTGGTAATACAGCTGACGCGTGGTCAAGACGTACCCTTGGTTCTGATATTCGCGAACGATGTCGTTGATGATTCCGATCAGTTCGAGGGTAGACGGTTTAAACCGCTTCTCCTCATACTTTTGAGTGGCCATGCTTTCTCTCGAAAATGTCGAAATAAAAGCCGCATGGCTCAAACCATGCGGCTTCAGTTCGATGAACTACTACGCTTCAGCGATTACTGCGACTTCAGCAGCGTCGGTTGGAGCTTGTAGTGCTTCGAGAGGTACGTCAGGATCGCGTCGCCGTGCTCCGCGAGGTTGGCCAGCAGCTGCTCTTCGGTCGCTGCGACCGGCAGAGCGTAACCTTCGGTGATCACGGTGCCGTCCGCGCCCTTCACCGCCTCGATGTGAACCGGCTTCACGCCGTGCAGCATGAGGCCAGCGATCTTCTTCAGCGACGTGGTACGCTCGGCGACGAACGCTTCACGGGCCTTCTGCTGCTCCTGGAAACGGGCTTCGTCCGCGGCCGACCAGTTCGATGCAGCCTTCGGAGCGCCGCGCAGAGCGCGCGGGGACTTGCCGTCGTTGCCGCCCTTGTTCTTCTTCGGAGCAGCGGAGTTCTTGGTCGTGGTGGTGGTGGGTTCCATCTTCAATTCCTTCAGGGTTTGTTTTGGTTGAGAGAAGTGATCAGCCTGCCAGGTCGGCCAATCAGGTACGGCCTCTCATCGACACGGGTAGCAATCCCGCAGCAATGAGATGGTTCAGGACGACAGCCGGCGTGGAGACCGGGAACGTCCTGACACATTCGCTGAGACCCAGTGCGATGGCATCGATGGCCTTTTTACGCACGGTCGCAGCTTCAGCTTCGCTGGGTCGCGGGAGGTAAGGCACGAGCGCGCGGCAGATCTGCTCGGCCCGCTCAATCAGCCCGTCCGTGATGTCGGTCTCGCTGATGTCGCGATAAGCAAACGTGCTCACGACGGCTTCGACAGACGCCCGCTGATGGGCCTCTACTTCTTCCTTGCGCGATGCCAGTTCGCGCAGCAGACGCTCGTCGTCGTCCGTCCAGGTTGTGGTGGTGGTGGTCATGTCTCAATCCGCGACACAACGACAAGGGCCAGCTTATCGGTGCATCGGTGTACTTGTCTTTACAGGTGACGGTTGTCCGAGATCTCGTTGTTGAAGGCGCGGCCTCGCGCGGTGTTGCCACGCAATGCGAAGGCATCCTTCTCGTTCTCGAACTTCTTACCGATGTACTGGCGCAGCTCGACGCCATCCCAATCGGCCGGCATGTGCTCGATGCGCTTCATCACGTCATCCTGCACATTCTTGATGAGGTCTTTCACGAACTTTCGTTTCTGTGCTGCCGTTTGCAATGCCATCTTGCTATCACCTTTGGATCGCTAGATCATACATTAGATGATCGTCATTTTGTTGAAATATTAACCGTGCAGTTTGCTAAAACCGGTCATCCCGGCATTACCTACTGTGTCGGCTGATGGAGATGCCATTCTATTGAAGAAACGCGCCTCGTTCCATCTTGACTATACGATAGTCGGCACATCCCGTTCGGCCCAATGCCGACGCTCGACCTCCTCCCTTCTATTCGCTTCTTGTGAAGTTTTCACCTGAAAAATCAGGCTTTTTGCGCATTCGAGAGCGACTGTCACGTGGTAGTTCTTGTACGATTCGACGCCACCGACGCTGTCGCTGAAGCGCTCATCTTCAACGAGTTCCCCTTCATCGTTTTGACGGAGGAGAACCACCTTGACCCACGTGTATTCCCATTGGTCATTACACCATTGGCGCAGGAATTCGAAATCGCGGCGAACGGCTTCTGCGCGAATTTCACCACTCGTTAAACGTTTGCTGGGATCTCTTCCAGGCGTTTCCACTGTTTCCCACTCAAGGCGAGGTACGCGCAGACCATTGACGACGTGATATTGGGCACGCTTTACACGACGCACGCGTTTTCCAGATAGCCGTTTGATCAATTCGGCTTGGTCTTCCTCGCTCAAACCCCATCCTTCATCCTTGGCGATCTGGTTGGATGCCGAGATGTCGTAATAGCGTCGCGAGGCACGATCGGATGCCAGCAAGACTTCGCCGGGCCGCTTGTCACGACGCGTCCAGTCCGACACCACGCCGTGGCCGTCATGGTGACTCCACGGCTCGCCGATATCGTCGTCTCGTTCGAACTGAGCCTTGAAGCTATATCCTTCAAGCTCGAAAGTTTCCCCGTTGTACAGGTGCATGGTGTACCTACTTTGTGATCCCTGTTGCCTTTAACGCCTTCGGCCACCAGCGGCGCGCTCGGTCGTTAGCAGGATGCAGGGAGATGTTGCGGAAGGAGCCGTCGCGAAGATCGCGCTCCCCGTGAGAAGTGATCCAACCTGGGTTCGATGACGGGTAGTCGCTCGGTTCAGCCCCCGCATATTCGAAGCAGAGTAGGCGAACCAGCTCCTTGAACGTGTATGAAACGTCCTGCCAGTCGAAGCCCGTCTCGTCGACATCGCCCTGTTCAGCACTCTCGTCCGTGATGACCGCATAGGTCTGGTGGAATTTCATTGGTGTCATACGATGATCCTTGCCATTGCGCGGACGTCTGCATCCGACATGTCATGAAGCTGCTGCGTGACGAGGGAACGAAACGATTCCTCGAAACCCACCTTGCGTGCACGCTCAACGGTCGCCGCTACGAGGTACGTCCGCAAAACTTGCGTATCAGACATGAACATGTACAGATCCTTTTGTGCTGAATTGAGAAAATAAAAAAGCCCACCGAGTGGCGGGCTTTGAACATGGTTTCGCGACTAGACGTCGCTCATTCAAGGGCAGGTTGCAACAACACCCCGCTCGCAGAATCGAGGCGGTATGTTCTGTATCGACTTGGAACGTTGATCAGGATGGACTGTGGCTCAACACTTGTCCACACGCCATTACGCGCCGAAAGCATGTGCTCGCCAGTGGGGAGGAATAGATCGACGCGCTCATCGGTCGCCATTGATGCGATCTTCACACCATCGGCCAACAGTTCGTAGCGCGCACCCCCACCCGAGATAAACGAGCCCCCAGTGCGTATAACCGTGATCTTCTGCGCACCTTCCACCGGTTGCGCATACTTCGTCGAATAGATCCTGTCCGCAGGAACGTCCTTTGCCTGCTCAAATGGAAGAGTTCTAGACGCACACGCCGTCAAACACCCCGTAAGAGCCATGCAGAGAATCACCTTGTTCACTTCCGCCCTCTTTGTCTATAAAAGGACTAGAAGTATGCCCTACCTCAGTCGAGGAGGTCGCGCGCAATCTGGTGGATGACGCCATCCATGTAGATGACTTGCCCGGTTGTGCAGCGTCCCCAAACGATCAGACCGCAAATATCGCGATTGACCATCTCACCCTGCTCTTCGAGTTTGCTCGCCAGCCAACCGGAGACGATCCAGTGCTCGTAGGCTTCGCGTGTGTGCGGGCTGATACTGTTCGATTCGCATGCCGCGCGCCACGCTTCTTGTTCGTCGTTGTACCAGTCGTCGACGTAGTGCTTATTGAGGTAGGAGGTCAATACCGCATGTTCGGTATCTGCCTCGAAGAACATGCCATCGGTCTCACCGCCGTCGTCGCGAGCCTTCGCGGTCGCGATGATTGCGCTGATCTTCGCCTGATCGGGCGCATCCAGTTCTTTGATCTCGTCGACCGCTTCTTCCGGAAGGACATAGAACTTCCCGGCGTGTTCGAAGTAACCGAGGTTGTCGAGAGTGAGATTCCCCTTCACATCGTCTTCCGGCTGAAGTGCGACGTACTCTCCATATTCGTTCTCGAACAGCACGTAGTCTTCGTCTTCAGCTGCGGACTTATAGTCGTCCTGCACGCAGATGCCGATCAGTTCATCTTGATCGATACTTACCTCACGCAGTAGGCCGGGGTCGGCACCAGCGACGAGCGTGCTGAGGTCGCTGATTAACATGCTGACACACGCATGCACTTCTTCGCGGACGAGCTGGCGCGCGCGCTCGTCGAGCGCGGACTTGTCAATATTGGTCATCGTTGTGGTGGTGGATTGTTAGCGTTTCGGTGAACGAGGGTCGTGGCCAGACGCGCCTCGTTCAACTTGAACTTTCAAATGGCAGCTGCCATCGACGCTTGCGCTTCGCGCTGGTATTGGCGATCGTCCTCAGAGACATGTGCCGCCAAGCGTGTTTCGCGTGCTTCGAGCTTCGCGACTTCCGCCTGGAAATGTTCCAGTGCGCCGCGCGCTTCGAGCAGCGCGAGGCGCGTCATGCGCAATTGGTTCTTCGCTTCCTTAGCAGGCGACTTTCCCGTGAACATCGTGATGATTGCACTCAACATGGTGGTTACCTCGGTGTGGTGGTTATGCTTTCCGCTCGATACAGAGGAGGTAGCGAATCTCCCCAACGCGCGTTGCCATAACTGCTGTGAAAAGGTTTGTACTGAACTTCGAGTCGCGCATTTCCGCCGGCCTGCGGCTGGCAGGGGTATTGATGGTCCGCATCAACTGCGGATAGCCCTCAACAGTCGTCTCTATGTAGTGCCGTTCGCCTACTTCCATCATGGATAGCATTTCGTTCCATGATCCGGCTCTTACTCCGTAGGACTTTCGAGGACTAACGTCCGTCTTTTTCATCTTCTACCCCTGGTGAATCAATCCGTCGTCACCGATGTATAGCTCTCGGCTTCCCGCCTGACGTGCTGCGTCGGATAGCTGGTCACGCAAGTCGCGCGGTAGTTGGCGGCGATCCCAATAGCCAGCACCGTGGCCAGCTCGCGTGAGCCAGAAATCATGCCCCGCCTCGACCGCCTTGTAGCCGTTGCAATCAATTGCACGACGCAACTGCGGCTCGGCGAAGTCACAGAAATTCTTGCAGTCTTCGCGGAACTTCGTTTTCGCCTCTTCGTGCAGTTCGTAGCCATCGTCGAGATGCACCGTCTCCTCCTCCCCCTCTTCGTTCTTAATCGTGTCGATGCTCGACCACAGTGCGGCTTCTTCGTAGCCTGCCAAGAATTCTTCAAACCAGCGTTCGCGCGGTGTTTCGATGATTTCCGCGTTTGGATACAGCTCACGAACGTCTTCCAGTACCTCCCAGCGGTCTTTGCTGCGCAGGAAGAATTCCACATCCCCATCGGGTTCGATAGCCCGCCACAGCGGCTCCCCCGCTCCCCAGTACGCCCCACCTTCGTCGTAGGCGCCGTCGACAAAGGGACAGTGGTGGACGACAAGTTTTATGGCAGCATCGTGGTCACCGTGGTGCGCGAGCCGGCCCATTGGAGCGCCGCGCGAGCCGTCCAGTTGCGACAGTGGTCTCATATTGGCTTCGTCCCCAGTTCGCGCTTACAGAGGCGCGTCATTGCGTTCATGAAGTCGGTCACCGAGTCCCGCTCCGTGACCTCTTTCGCGATCTCCGTGACGACGCCAAGTTCGACAGCGCGGTGCATGGCGTCACGTAGTTCGATCAGCGAGGTGAACTGGGCCGCAGTTAGCATCTTCATACGGCCTCCGCGAGTTCATCTGGCAGTTCGATCTCGGCCCCGCAGATCTCGGCCACGTAGCAGCGCATCGCGGCGATGAGCGCGGTCGGGCCGTACGTCAGGCTTGCCACGTAAAACTGATACATTGCGTCATGCTGCTGATGCTCGGTCGATTCTGACCAGGTTTGCTGTCCGCGCTCGGCGCACCATACCGGGATACGGACATTGTTGGTGTAGCCTTGCGCATCCCTGCCCCAGTCGTCATCGCTGCGAATGATGCTGATACCCTCGCGCTCAACGATCTCGAACCCTTGGACGCGATCGGTCGACGGGCTGAAGCGGTGGTAATGCGGAGCCGAGCCAGGGGAATTCTCGCGCTCGATCCACGCGGGAGTTGTCGCCTCCATGCGGCAGATCTTCACCACGCGGGCTTCCTTGAACTGCGTCTCGAGCGCCGCGGAGACTGCCCAGTCGAGCGCCGCGCCCTTGAGTTCTTTTGTTTTGATCTTCATGGGTTATCCGATATCCTTCACTCGTGCGATAACGTGATTGCGGACGGCGTCCGGAAGATCGACGAATCGAATCAACTTTCCCAGGTACGCCCCCGGTTGCTGGCCCTTCGGCAACTCTCCCCACATGCTGACGCCAGTATTCGGCGAGGATGGGGAAATGTTGAAGCCGAGATACGCGCGTCGAGTGGCATCGTCTTTGTCGTCACTCATCCAGTACGGGAACACGGTGTATCGGTCGTTGTCCTGCGGCCCAGAGTCGTACGTCAACCAGCTCTCCTGCTCGACGGCGAGCAGCGCTTCGTTGATCGTGGGTAAGGTGTGTGCGTCACCGAATCCGCTTGCCTTGGAGACCTCCTCGACGAAACCCTGCGCCGTTCGCAATGCCTCGACCAGCTTCTGGTGGGTGTTGACTGCAACGGTGATCGCATGCGCGTCGAGAAACGGCATCGCGAAAAAGCCGCTCTCGGTGTAGCAAACCGTGTCGCCTTCAGCGTCAACAACACGCTCAACTCGATCGGCAAAGTCCGCTCGATCCTCTTGCGACAAGTATTCGCTTGCCATTTCAATGCGAATCGGAAGCTTCACGATTTGCCCCCCCGCAGAACTGCCAGCGCCTCGTTGTAGCGCTTACGCTCGGGGGCATACTCCTCGTATGGTCCCTCGTAGCGTTCCTTGATCTCCGACATCGCCCAGGTGAATTGCTGCTCCAGTTGCCAGACGCGGTAGCGCAGTTGCTCCTTGTCGGCTTCTTCACGCGTCAGCGTGTGCAGCAGCAACTCAGCCTCTTCCTTCTTCAGCAGTTCGTCGCTGTAGCGGCCACCGACCTTCGCGCGGGAGATGACGTAACGCGGCGGCTCGTCGACACGTTGCAGGGTCTCGATCGTGAACGGGTACGGGGTGAAGTAACGGACGGGTTCTTTCATGATCACCACCGTTGAATGTCAGCGCCGCTCAAACCGAGCGCGTTGCACTTCTCTCGGATGAACGAGAGGACATCGTTCAGGGTCTTCATTGCAGGCATGGTCTCGCGGCAGAAGTCAGTGCCGTCACTACCCTTGAAGACGATCTGCCACTTCACACCAACGTAGTGGAAGGTGTTCTCGGCGAGCGCACGGTTGTAGCTATGCGTGACCTTGATCGGTCTCGGCGGAGGCGGCTCAGGACGCTTCACGGAATCGATCAGCTCAGCGATTTTCCGATTCGCGAACTCGTCGACATCACCGATGTAGTTTTGCTTTTCGTCCTCGCTGCGGGATTCCCATTCGACGTCGAATTCGTCGGCCCATGCCTTCACGAGATCGCACAAACCGCGCGAACCGTCATGGTGGTCCATGATGTCGCCAGTGAGCTGGTCGGAGAACGTGTGCCAGCGGTTGCCCAGCGTGAACGAAAGGTCGAAGAGGATCTCCTGCTTGCGGAGGAGCGCCGGATGTTCGTTCACCGCGTCACGGATGTAGATGGCATGCTCCTGCGTCTGCGGTGTCTTATCGAACTCACAGATCACCTGCTCACCCACTTCTTTCAGCAGCAACCCGACGCCTTTATGATCGGACTCGGACAGGATTAGAGAGGTTTTGAACGGGCTGCTCATTTCAGCGCCTCCCGCCCCAGTGCCAGGACCGCTTGAGCGTTCGCGATCATCTGCGGATTCGCAAGCCAGTCGTCCTGCCAGTCGTCGATCGAGAGCATGCTTTCAAGCGCGTCGACCAGTTGCTTGGTGAGCGCGAGATTGTCTGCTGGCGCGATTCCCCCGAATTGGTTCAGGTTGAACCATTCGACGCGGCCCGCCTTGGTGACGATCGCCATCTTGTCTTCCTTGATGACGATCTTGCCTGCTTCAGTTGCCCCCTGCTCAGCCAGCTGGGCCATCTTTTTGCCCAGGATCGATTCGCGTTCTTTTCTGAAGTGGTCATTGATCTGATCCACCTTCTTGGCGAGGCTGAACAGCTCCGCTTCAGCGTGCTTCTTGCCTTCTTCGGTGCCATCGCGCAACGAGGCGACGAGCACGCCCATGACGCCCGACCAAGCCGGGGTCAATACGATAGTTTTCATGATGTGTGGTGGTGATGGGGGTATAAAAAGAGCGCACTGGCCAGAGCGCACTCTTCCTTACTCAACCGGCTGAATCAGTGCAGAAACGCCCTCGAAGCGATCTGTGCAGCGGTAGCGAGAACCGTCAATGTCACGAGCCACGTGATCATGGAGGTTTTCGCTTTCTCGATTTCGACACGAAACTCCCCACGCGTCTCCGTGAGGCCGAGCTTCATGTCTGCGCGGACGTTGTCGATTTCACGACGCAGATCGGTACGCGTCGCGTCGACCTTCTGCTCAACCGCCGTCTGCGTGTTGAGTAGATCCTGCTTTGTCGCCAGGGTCTGGTCGATCGCATCAGCCAGCGCCTCGGCCTGCATCACCGCGGTCTCGCGCGGGACCCCGCCTTGTTCGAGGCGCTTGACGTAAGCCAAGGTGTCGAAAGCGACAGACATCATGATTTCTCCTTGTACTTTGTAAGTTGATTCTACGCTATGCGGCAGTGGTTTCGGGAGCGCATCGACCCCAATTGCTGACGACCTTGTGACTGGTCGCCGTCGTGCGCTCGACATAGCCATACGCGCCCTCGTTGGCAAGCTGCTTGGCATGGGTTTCTGCATTCTTCTGCGAGCGGAATTCCCGGACGCGGTACTTGCCGCCTTGCGTCGTGAAGCGGGTGCGATAGATCGGCTTGCTCATATTTTTCACAATGTGAAATTAGGATCGTGCAGGGTGCGCCACGCGGCGTCGCGAGCCTTCCGGCCCGACAACCCCTGCCGCTTGAACTGCTCGGTCAGCTGCCGGCGCGCGCGCCGGTCGGCCATGTCCGGGTTTGTGTACAGGTCCAGCTCAAGCTCGGCGACGCGCGCTTCCAGGCGCTGGATGCACTCCAGCAGTTGCTCCGGGTTCATCCGTGTTGCTCAGCCAGCTGATTGGCCAGTTCGGTCGCCCCCTTGAGGACGTCGTCCAGGCACAAGTGATGGTCACAAACAACATCCCAACCATCGTTACCGTAGACGAGGTACACAGAGCCGACGTGGTTGTCGTCTTTCCAGAAGCGCAGATACTCCTCATCGCAGGCAAACAGCTCTGCGAGGATCTTGTCCTTATCCGTGCTCTTCGAAATGGCCGTCTGCTCACCATCAAAGACGCTCAGCTTGAAACCTGCGGCGAGCGCGTCGACGACAATCTTTTCGACGATCTGCTTCTCGATCGCAATGCGTTGTTCGATATTCATGTGTTGATCCTTGGTTCAACTTGAACTTGTGATCATTCGTCGACGGGAAACTGCACGCCGAGCGTCTTCGCCAGACGTGTGGCTTTCTCACGGATTTCGGCTGTTCCAAGAGGCGCTGAGAAAGAGTTGAACTCCCCCTCCACGCTGTAGCAGTCGACCAGCTCTGCGAGAAAGTCCGCCACGTTCGAGACAACATCTTTGGTGAGCGGATCTCTCGGTGTATCTCCTTCGTGAGCGGTAGCAGTTCCGCTACTCTCGCAGTCAAAGGCTTCGGAGCCATGCTGTGCGTATGCCTCCAACGCTGCCTTCTTCGCTTCTTCCGAGTTGGACGCTTCGAAGTCGTGCGTGTAGTACGTTGGCCGCGCGACAGTGATGGTGAATCTAGCCATGAGTGCCCTCCCCACGAATCACCGCCTCGATGCGTTCGACGACATCTGAAGGGGGTGTTGCACGCCCCACTTCGTATTCATGGTGCGAGAACAGGTAATCAGCGGTAGGCCGATCGATTTCGAAGAAGGCACACACTGCCTCCCACGACTCCTTGCCGTCAAAGGTGGGGCTGAGTGCCGAGCTGTAGCAGACCTCATCCCACTTGTAGCTGAGACCTTGGGCCTGGAACTCGGGCGTCGTGCAGGCCCAACCAACTGCGCACGCGGTCGTGCCGCACTCCACGATGCGCTGAGGGAGACCGCTGCTGGGGATGGCCAGTGCTTCTCGCGTCGACCAAGGGCTATCGACCCAGTCGCCGAGATCGAAGTGGTTCGGATTGACGGTCCTGAGCATATTGCTCAGCATCTTGAGACGTTCGATGTGCATGTCAGTGCTCCCCGTATGCCGATTCGATCGACTTCCCCGAGTGAACACAAACCATGTTCGCGTCTTCCCAGTTGATATCCATCGCGATCACCTTCCAGCCACCGTGCTTGTCATTTGCGATGATCGCGTCGCGGACAAGACCTGCGTTTTCTTTTGCGGCCTCGAACGACAGCGTTTCGCAATCGGATGTGATGAAGTAACACGGATAGCCGCCCGGCCAAGTGTAGGGACCGTGGTCCAGCGCCTTGTTGAAGTCGAATACGTGCTTGATGTTCATCGCATCCGCCTCAGAAGACGTACTCGTCGTTGTGGTAGACGGTCAGCACCACCGGGGTGTCGGCCGTCATGTACGGGTTGTAGGCGATACCCGTAACCTTTGCTCCGGTCTCGCGTTCGAATCGAGCGATCGTCTTTCTGATGTGGTCGCTCAACTGAAACTGGAGAATGTCACGAGCGAACTTCACTTCTCGCTTCGTGTAAGGGGTAGGTTCAGGTTGAATCGTTGCGTTGGCGATCAGCTTGTCGATAGCGACAACGGCAGCGGTGTTTGCGTCATCGTCCTTCGTGATCGGGGCCAGTTCTTGCGTGCTCATGTTTTGATCCTGCGTGGTGGTGGTGTTAGCTTGCCCGGTACTCCGGGTACATCTGAGCAATTTCGGATCGACTCGTGACCGTGTAGTCGTCGTGCATCCAACGGCCGATAAAGCTCTGCGCGTCGGCTGCGGAGTCGAAACCCGCGACGATGAATTTCGTCTTGCGGTTGATCACGTAATACGGGAAGTTGGGGTTGGTCACGCCGGCACTCCCTCGCGCTCCTCTCGCACTCTGTCGTAGCTCGGGTCGCTGTACTTCGCGAAGAGATGCGGAAACGCTTCTTCGATCCGTCGACAGTTCGACATGTCAGCGTTGATCCATGCGTGGGCCAGTTTCCGAGCAAACTCGCCGGCGAAGTCGCGCATGTTGAATGCCATGCGCTGCCGCTCAGCGTAGGACCGCGACGAGATCGGATGCGGGCGTTGCTTCAGGCACATGCGACCGTGCTGTGCGTACATGGCAGCAAGACGCTGCTCGTGTGTCTCCTGCATGCCAGCAAAATGCTCGAGCATCGCCGTCAGGTGGAGAATCACGTCACGCTCGTTGAGCGATTCAGCTCGATCAGTCACGGTGCGTTGATCCTCCAGCTCGTAATACCAAGCCTTGCGTAGATGCGGGCCGTCTTGATGGTTCTTGATCACCATGCCGCACTGCTTGGCCATGTTGTCGATGAGCACGTCGAGCGGCAGGTTCACGTCGCGTTGTTCATCGTTCAGCTGCTCGAACACGCTTGCAGTAAGCACAATCTGCATCGCTCGTTCGACGTATGGTGCGCGCTGGCCAGCGTCGCTCATCATCTCTTCGAAACTTTCAAACGGGCCGTAGGTGGTGGTGTTGCCCATGATGTTTGATCCTTGGTTCAGGTTGAACCAATCAGAGCGTCGAACTCTTCTTGGTCAAGGTGGTAGTTGCGTTGGGATTGCGCGTCCTCCGTTACGAGGCGTGCCGCGACGTCCCAGGTCTCAGCCGTATTGCGCTGGCAACCGTAGACAAAGTAGTCCCAATGCCCGTCGTCACGCGGCACGATGAAGACCGGAAGGCCCTTCACCAGCGCGCAATCAACGATCGGCTTGCCCGCGATACTCGGGCACCGACCTTTTCTCCATTCGACGGGATTGGGCCGACGTGAGAACAACATGGCCCCTCCTAGAAAATCCGCTCAGCTGTAGACCGGCTCCAGCGGCAGATGCGTAGCCGCGTTGCTGAACTCCTGCAACACGTCACGGATGACTCTTGCGTTGCGTCGATTGAGAACCAGCGTTGCGCACATGCGATCGAACGTTGCCTGCTCGATCTTGCTCGTGATCGCGCCGTGCTCTTCCTGATAGAACTTCAACAGGCGCTGCCTCAATTTCGCCGGCACCGTGGTCGAGCATTCGTGTTCGGCACATTCGCGCTGCGTGGCGAACTCCCTGCCGTCCGAACTGGTGTACTTGCGGATCTCACGCATGGCTCACCCCAGGATCGATTGCGACTGGGAACGCTCGGTGGCCTGCTGCACGAGTTCCAACCCGTCGAGTTCGAGCCTGCCACTCTTGATCTGCTCAAGAATCTTCTCGACTTGCTGGAGGTTGTTGATGACCCCGTCGACGATCTTCATCAGCGGCTCGTCCTGCAACGCAACGCCGCACGACGCCTTCGCGTACTCATCGTTGATGATCTGCGCGAGGTTGTCGGGTAATACCACGGTCACTTCGTGGCGCAATGCCTCGACGTAATTGGTGAACTGCCGGCCATCGGCCGTCACATATGTCTCGATAGTCTTCATGGTGGTGGGTTCTCTTCAGGGAATGCAGGCCGATCTCTGTCAGCTCGTGAACACGGTCAAGATCGGTCGAATGTCCTGCTCACTGTCTTCACGCGACTTGAACAGCTCGTCGATTGCGTCAAACAGTTGGGGAGCCTCGGAATAGATAGAGTTCATGGTCTACGTTGATTCTTCTTGTTAGGTCTCAGGCGATGGTTCAAGTTGAACCTATCGGGTGTGGGTCGACGCCTTGAAACAACGCGTGATGAAAGACGTCGTGCAGGTAATCCTTGATGCTGTTCCGGTTTCGGCCAGTGATCCGGATAACAGCCCCCGTTTCCAGCGATGGCGTGACGATCACGTGGTGTTCCGACCATCCGTCGTACATCCCGTGTCCGTTCATGTGGTGAAAATCAGCTTGAAATACCAGCTTGTTGCTCTTGCATTCGCCTTCGAGCAGTTGCGTGCCCGAGTCAAGGCCCGAGCCTGAAGGAAGCATGTCGAGCAGCTTTCGGAGGTGCGCTTCGTGGTTTGGCAGGAAGGAGCTGCGTGCGGACTTGCAGCGCTCGATAGTCGCGAGCGTGGACGCAATCGCGGCATAAAGCGGCATGGTGGTGGTGTGCATGATTCCTAGCGGAATGGTTTTGCCAGAGGCTCTATATGCCGCTGGCGTTGTTTTAGGCTAGGTGGGTATACGGGAGATCCCGCAGTGCCCGCCTGGGCCTGGGAAAACGGTCTGGCCCGGAGATTCAGCCGAAGATGTGCGCCCACACTCCGATCACGGCCAGTATCACGGTCGCGAGAGCGCACAGTCTGCCGATGGTGCGATCGGCGGAATCAGCGGAAGCCAGCTCGCGAGCGGTGAGTTCCACCCGGACGTTCCAGCCGCGGATGGTTCGAGTCGTCGAGACCGTGGTCGTCCGCACATAGGCTCGGGCGTCATACAGCGAAGGTGCAAGTTGCACGTTTCGCGGAGCACGAGCTGGAGCGAGGACGACGAGCGCGCGGCCTGCTACTGGAGCACGAGCTAGAGCACGAGCTGGAGCGGTAGCGAGCAACGCGTTTCTTTGAGCGGTCTCGATTACTTGCTGCGAGGGGGACAAGCATATCCGGTTTACAGGTGTAATTTTCATTGTCTTTGGCATTTATCGTATAGACGCGACAGAAACGCGATTCGGTAGCGCGTCGCAAATTCAGAGGGGACAAGGATGGAGGTCTGATTCGTTTCTTATATAAAACTAGAACTATCAGATAGATGCGATCTCGCAATGAAGTCGACTTTGGCGCTCATCCTTGTCCCCTCCCTTTTCTTCTTCGGAACGGAAAGAGAAAGAGAAAAAGAAGAGAAGTTAAATAGCTAAGTCATTGATTACAGACGACAAACCAACACAACTATCAGATAGTTGCCGCTGCGCTTTGCACCCCTCCTGGCCATTGACCGGAGCTGGAGTTGGAGGGGGCGTGGTAGCGGACTAGGGACAAGGAAAATTATGTTGTATAGAAACAACATAGTTTCAGGTGCCGGGTTACGCTCCGCACATTCGCTACCGCTCCCACAAAATCTCCCGGTCCAACTATCAGATATATGTGCGCGTTTCGCGTAACGCGGAATACCGCACGATTAACCATTTCGGTTCAAGTTGAACGTTTGCACTCGCTTTATTTCCCACTTATCGAATGCGCCCCATACCAATAACGACACGATCGCCAATGCCGCTACCGCTCCCGCGACCATGTCAGCGCCCTCCGCGCAGCGCGCGCAACGTTGCCCCGTCGCGGACGGTCGCGCCCCATGCGTCGACCAGCCGGCCGAGATCGCACCGGACCTCCTGGACCTGCACTTCGCGCCTGTATCGCGCCTCTGCCGCCCGCTGCCGCTTCCGCGTCATGGGTTGTGCTACCGCTTCTGCCGCAGGAGCGGTAGCGGCTTCGCGGGCGAACTCGGGCCATTCGTCTTCCGGGAGGTTGGCCCGGATCATCGCGATGCACGCCAGCCGCTCGGCGCGCTCGCCGTGCTGCTGATCAAACCGGAACGCGCGCTGATACTGGCGCTGCGCGTCAAGGCCGCTGGAAATCGCTTTCGAATAGTTGCTGATCGTCGGATCAAGGTAGCGCATCGGAATTCTCCGGATAGTTCAACTTGCACTTTTCATCCAGTTTCCCGATCAAGCCGCCTACTGGGCGCTACTATGCCTGCCGCAGAGGCATGACCGGATTCATGGATGTGAAGGTGCCCTTGCGACCGGCGCGTAAGCGGTAGCGCCGGCCCCCTATAGGGCGAAGAAAAAGGAACGACTCACGCCACCACGCGCGAGCCGTTCAAACCTGCCCAGTCTGGCAACTGGGCGGGGTTGACTTACGCTGCTACCGTTTCAGTCTCAGCGACTGCGATATTCAGGGCTGCTGCTGCCTGAACGTCAGCGAGAATCGTTTGTGCAAAGAACTGCCGATCCGAATCGGACATGCCAGCCATGACCGCACGCACGGATTCAGCGAAACGCGCCGCGTTTTCGCGCGATACGTCCGCAACGCTGCGGTTATCGGCTTCTTTCACCTCTGCGGCCGGCGCTTGTGCGGGTTGTGCATCGCTCGCGGGCACTTCAGGCGTGCTGCTCGTCACTTCAGACGGAGTCTTTGCGGTTGCGCCTTTCGGCTCGCGCTTGCCGGCCGCTTTTGCGAACCCGAACGCGGCAAACAACGCGTCTTGCGATGTGCAGCCCATGCCGAGAAGCCACGCGCGCACGATACCGGCCGCGTCTTCGTCTTTCTCTGCGTTCGCGATTTCCGTCACGGGCGCACCCTTGTCGGCTGCTTGCTTCGCGATGCCAACCGATTTTTCCGCGTAACGCTTCGCGGTCGGAAACGCGGCGCGCGTGGCGCTAACACGATCGGCCGCGCCCATCTCCGCCCACTTTTTACCGGCGCGTTGCTCGGCGATTTGCTCGCTCAACACGTCAATCAAACGAGCCGCGTAGCCGCGCGCGCCGTGATTGTCGTCGCGAAGGCACAAGGCAACGATTGCCGAGTAAGCGCGCGTGATTGCGCTGCGTTCCGTGCCGATGATTTCCTTCGCGGCATAGGTTGCCGCGCCCGATGCAATTTGAAACTCAGCCATGTTAGTACCCCTAAGCGTAGGTTGCGAATGGCGCGGGATTGCGCCGTTTGCTTTGGTTCAACTTGCACCTTTCATCTACTGCGCTGCGAAAGGTTCAACGTTGCACCTTTGGGACTGACCCGTGCGCAAGGCGCACGTCTCCCCCAGCGCGCACGGGGCGCATGCCCCGCGGTCGCTGCGTTACTGCATTTACCACGGTTATAAGGATACTATGATTTAGCGCGAAGGGGTTGCGCTGCGGTTTCGACTATGGTAGGCACACTGTTTTTGAATTTTTCGATTTTCCAACCATAGTATGTTTTATACTGATTGCGCTACCGCCCCAGCCCCTAGCCGTGCGGCCGGCAAGCGTCGACGCAACCGAAACATCTGGTAACAACATTTTGGGGACGGATATTGCGGCATAGGCCGCTTGGACTCCGAATGTTCTGGCCCCCGCTCTCAGCACGACCCCATGAAGCAGAGATGACAATGGAGAAAGAGAAACTAAAGCGCCAAGACTTTACAGTTGAGATGGCGCGTGAGCACTTTGGCTACGATCCGGTAGTCGGTCGCGTTATTCGTCTGACAAACAGCCCAAGAGGACCTAAGTCTGCCGGAAAAGTCGCCAGCTCCTTACATAAGGCGTCAGGTTTTCGGCAGATAGTTTTCAAAGGGCTTGTCATCTATGAGCATCATCTCGTATGGGCACTAGCTTATGGATACTGGCCTACAGGGTCGATTCGACATCGCGACAATGACAAGCAAAACAACCAGGTAGAGAACCTGTTTGACCCCGCTCAAGTTGTAACCGTAAGTAACCTTGCAGACACGAAAGACGCCTTCCCTGGCGTCATCGTTACTAACTCCGGGAACTATCGAGCGACAATTTATCGAGATAAGGCAATCCACCTTGGTACGTTCGCAAGCCCTGTAGAAGCGCATGAGATGTACCTTGCTGCCAAAGTCGTTCTTCATAGTCCTCTTAACAGAGGAGTAAGTACCGATGAACTCTTAAAACCTCTTTTGATAAGCCGAAAGGGACTTGCAAAGGTAGGATGAGACAGGTACAGTTAACAAAGTGCTTGATGATCTGTGGTGGTGAGTCAAGCATGACAGGTTGAGAGACTTGTCTCAGACAGTCGAGGTGGCCAGCCTCACTGTCAGCCCTCTTCAGGGGCATGTTTTGATCAATGTTAGCTGTTAGGTCGCCCCGAGGATTAGCTACCCTCGGGGCGATTTTTTTCGTACTCGCGTTTTTAATAGTTCTCTTCGCGGTTGTACATGCTCAACATCAAGCGGCGATGGGCTTCACGCCAGAAGGGGCCGTCGACGTACTCTGCGAACCCGACGATCCCACAAGTGTGAGGTTTTCGTACTGAATCTCCTGCCCACCCAGCTCCGTGTTTCTGATCGTAAGCTTGAATCCGAACTCGGTAGCCAATTCCCGCATCTTGGCTCTGAACTGCGTCGATCCAACAGGCTTGGCACTTCCCGGCCCTACGCAGAAGGACCAGTATGTCTGATAGAGCTTCGTTTCCACCACCGAGATGGGGGCTGAACTCCTCGACCCAGCGGATGCCTCCTGTTGGAGAGCGCCCATCCGCACCTTGCCACTCTCCGTGAGAAAAAACCGGACACTGTTGTTGAGGTTGGCTACTTCCCGCATGGTCTGCTTATGCGAGTCGGGCAACGTGAACTCGTTGTGCGCCTTCAACCGGCTCATCGACTGCACGGCCCACGCGACGATAGCTTCACGCTCTTCGACGACAATCACATCACCGAGGTCCAGGCGGCGCTCGGAGGCCTTCACGGGCCGGTTGAACTGAAGCACGAGCCATCGACGGTTAAACCCCTCGGACGTATCTTCCGTGCGCGGGTAGTGATTCGAGGCGAACCAGTGCGTGCAGATCGGCCGGAATCGGAAGATCTGCCCTCCCTTCAGCTGCCCCGACATCTCCGCGCCATCGATAATGTCCTTGAAGCGCTGGCCATCAACCAGTTTCTTCTCGCTCAGCTCGCCCGCGACATTGATGATCTTCTCGAACATCTGAGTCGGCAGGAACTTGTCGGCCCACTCGTTCGGCGGCACCGCAGCGCGCGCGTTGTCGGGCACAAGCGATTGCGCGATCTTCAACAACTGGCTCTTCCCGGACTTCGGCGCACCCTGGAGCAGCACAGCACGCTGGAAGCGCGGGCCGAGACCGAACAACGTGACGGCCAGCGCCTCTTGAATAGCGTCGAGCTTCTGCTGGTAGTCCTCGTCCTCACCCCAGCTCTTCTTCAGGAATTCGAAGAACATCGGGCAATTTCCCGAGATTTCCGGCAGGTAACGAAACGGCAACGTATAGATCATGCCGTAGCCGGGGTCGTGATTCAGCAGTTTCAGGTCTTCCGTGAGGAAGCCGTTCGCGAAGTTCACGCCGCGCACGTCGAGTGTGCGGATACCCTGCGGCAAGATGGTCTTCATCAGGTTGTGAATGCCACGGATGTCGTTGAACTTCTTGCACGCCGTCAGATGTCCATAGTCGGCCGAGATCTTCGACAGCACGTAGTTGTCGTCGAGCTTTTCCCAGTGCGAACCGGCCCACTTCCAGAGAAAGCCGTTGTGCGCGCGCACGGGAAACATCTGCTCAAGGTCCTTGATGACGGCCCGTGCTACTTCCGACTGGTCTTGACCCTTGATCTCACCCATACGCAGCTCTTTGATGCGCGCCTTGAGCGAAGAAAGCTTCAGACCCATGCCACCCGACGTCGAAATGAAGTCGAGAATGCGGTCCTCTTCGAGCTTGTTGAGGCTCGACGTCGTGGCCACCTTGTGCAACGCCTTGTCGATTGACTGGCTGCGCTGCGGTGAATCCTTCGGAAACCGCTCGAATTCATCCAGGAGGAACTGCTTGAGGTCGTCGAAACCCCACTCTTCCTGCTCTTTCGTGAATTCAAGGCTGTACGCCTGCTTCTCTTCATCGGTCAGACCATCGTCCCAACCGCTCGGCAGCACCTTCTGCTTATCGTAGACGTCACGGTGCAGGAACTTGATCATGTTCTTGACATGCTTGTCGACGTCGATCGGATCGCCGGCAACGTTCTCGACGAAATCAGCGGCGTACGCCTGAAGCATGCCAATCGCCTCCTTCAACGACCGGTCGCCTCGCATAACTGCATACGCGAAAAGGCCAGCGCGCTCCGTCAGCGATGTGTCGCGAGAGCCGGCCGATGCAAAGTCGACCACGCGCGTCCAACCCGAGTGCGACAGCTCGACGCCAGCCTCCTGCAACGCAGCGCGTAGCATCGACTCGATCTGCTGGTCGAGCGCCGGCAACATGTGGACGACGTCAACCAGATCGCAGTTCGCCTCGTACGGGCGCTTCGTGTCCGGGTGGATCGACGGCGGCAGTACGGATTGGGTACGAGCCGACAGCATTTCGCAGATCGTCTCGCCCGACGTGTTCTTGATACGGAACGTCTTCAGGCCAGTGTACTTGAAGGCCAGCATCATCCCCTTCTTACCGATACGACACCAAGGCGACGTTGGCAGCAAGCTCTGAATGATAGACGTCAGCCGCTGGTCGACCGTGTCGATGTCCATCATGACGATGCCCGACTGCGGGCCGAGCACGATGCCGATGTTTGACGTCGGACACTGCTCAATCCACGCTTGCTGCTGCTCGGGCTCGACCGGATGATCGAAGTAGCGCGACCAATCGTTCGGGATCGGCTTCTTCTCTTCGGGGTACAGCGGGATAACAGGCAGGCCCTTTGCGTAGTACCTCGGTGCAGTCTGCGCGAAGATCGGTTGACGTTCAGTTCTCATTCGAAGACTCTTGTGTGGTGGTGGGCGTAGCGTCATCATCCGAACGACGAGTGGTGATTGCGCTGCGCAAGCGCTCCATGACCTCGGTACGCTGATCCGGCGACATGCACTCTTCCATGATGCTCAGTACCGTGTCCTGGAAGTCCCGGATCTGCTTGATCCCCAGTGCGCGCTCCCGAGCTGTCACCAAACGTTCGAGAAGACTGGTCGCCGTGCGGAAATAAGCCATGCGCTCCGTCTGGTCGGATTGAGGGATGGTCTTTCCGTAGTTCTTGAGGTCGGTGAAGACTCGATACAAGTCGATGTCGAGACTCGAATCGATCTGGTCTTCGGTGATCTCGAAATCCGCTATGTCAACCTTCTTCTGCTCAGGTTGAATCTGACGACGGATCAAGTTCGAGATCACTTTCTTGAATTCAGCACCGTAAGGGCATGCTTCATCGTCGAGGTAGGCCGCGTTCTCCGTGGCCAGGGTAAGGATCATCTTGATCGACCACTCCACGTGATCGGTGATGACCGGATAGTGAAAGTCGTTGCTCATAGGGTTCTCGCTGAAGAGGAGTGCAAGAATACCGGCCGGCCTCTCCGCGAAGAATGGAAATCACGACGTCTATCTGATAAATCCTCGCCTCTATCATCTGATGCCCATGGGAGGGACAACAACTGCCCCGTGCATCAGATTTTCTTTGTACTCCGATGACCGGCCGCGTAAAAATAGCGCCTGCTTAGATGGCCGAATCATCTCCATGTCCAACCAGTATCTCCAACAGCTCTACGAACGCGCAGCGAACCGCTGGTCGAAAGACCGCGCGTCAATGACCTATGGCGACTGGATCTGCGAGAACACCACGCACAACGACAGAGCTTTCTCGTTCAAGCGTTATCCCTTCCAGAAGCAGATCGCGGACGACATGCACGACAACCTCGACTGCATTAAGCCGTCTCAGGTTGGCCTGACCGAAGTGCAGATCCGGAAGGTGCTCGCGTTCATTGCTCGCAACCGCGGTGTAAATGTCATCTACACGCTGCCCGACGAGGCCATGATGGAGCGGATCTCTGTCGGCCGCGTTCGCCCACTCGTCGACGAGGAGCACGCATTCAACCTCGAATCACTCGGCGGCAAGAAGCCGACGCGCACGAAGGAGATCATTCAAGTCGGCAAAAGCTTCCTCTACCTCACCGCTGCCGGCGAAGGTGCGGCGACGTCCATCTCCGCAGACATGGTCGTCAACGACGAAGTGGATTTGACTGATCAGTCGATGCTTGCCCTCTTCAACTCGCGACTTCAAGGCTCAGACTGGAAGCTGAATCACCGCTTTTCGACGCCAACCTTCCAGGACTACGGCATCGACCAGACGTTCAAGGTCAGCGACCAGCACGAGTACATGTTGAAGTGCGCCTGCTGCAACCACTGGCAGGTGCCCGACTTCGAGCGCCCGTTCGTACGAATCCCTGGCCTTCCCGACAGTCTGGATTTCGAGGAGATCGAAGAGGCGATGATCGACGCCGGCACGATCGACCTCGACGCCGTCTCCATCCACTGCGAGCATTGTGGCGCGCCGCTGAACCTTGGTGACCATGAGCGCCGCGCATGGGTGCCGAAGTACCCGCAGCGCAAGCATGCGCGCGGCTATCGCGTGCGCGCCTTCTCTACCGAACGCCTACCGCCGAAGTACATCCTGCGTCAGCTCTTCATCTACAAGCGCAAGGACTTCATCCGCGGCTGGTACAACACCGTGCTCGGTCGCTCCCACACGGGGGGCGACCAGCGCCTGAATGACGCGGACATCAACGCGGCGTTCACCGAGTTTCAACTGGTCCGCCCGTCGAACAATGCGATGCCGGCGTGGCTTGGCATAGACATTGGTCAGACCTGCCACATCGTCGTCGGCGAAGGCTATGACGTGTCTTCGATTCATGTGGTCGAGTTCCTAACCGTTCCTGTCGGCCGCTTGCTTGAGGAGATCGCGCGCATCCTGACGACCTACCGCCTCGTTGCCGGTGGCTGTGACCGTCACCCGTACACGCCTACCGCTGAGGCAGTGCGCGACGCGTCCCATCGCCGCGTCCTGCCGAACGAGTACCGCGGCTCCAAGGAAATCAATCTCGTGAAGGACCCCGCCGGCGAGATCACACACATGCAATCCAACCGGACGCTCCTCCTCGACGAAGTGGCCCGAGCCATCCGGCTGCGCAAGATCAAGTTCTCCGGTTACGGGACGCACCGCTCGGCGATCGTTGAGCACCTGAAAGACATGGTTCGCAACGAAGAACCAGAGAAAGAAGCGGAATGGAAGAAGCTGAACGGTAACGATCACTTCTTCCATGCCTTGGGCTTCATGTTGTCTGCCGTGAAGCTACACACCACCAACGCATCCGCCCTCTTCAACACGGAAACGCGCAGTGTCATCCAGATCGTCGGCGCGACCGTGGGCATCAACGAGACCAGTCAACTCACGCTGGCCAATACCAAACACACCACTGGCAACTTGATCTATGGCAACGACCACCACCCGCAACTCTTCTTCTAAGGGAATCGGCGGGGCGCTCGGCGCGGCGCTCTCCATTATCCTGCCGCGTCGTTCCGCGAAGGGCGGCATGTCGATGCCTGGCACTTATAACCCGAGCGCGCCAACTCAGCTGCTCACGATGCCGACGTATCGCGAGCATTTGACCGACATCTTCAGTTCGCGCACGGCGAACGACTCGCGCGCCCTGATCAAGACCCTACTCGTCCAGGACCCGGACGTGTCGGCCGCAGCTAACGCGTACCTGACCGTGGCCAACACCGACCTGATGGCCGTCGTCTACGACGTGAACGGGATGATCGACCGCGACGGACAGAAAATCCTCAACGCAGTGATGCAAGGTTACGAGGTCCGCAACGACTACTCTAAGGGCTTCGACTTCAGGCCGTCGTTCAAGGAGCTGGCCGAGAACTTCCGGTACATGATCCTCGCGGGCGGCTCGCTGCCATGCGAAATGGTGCTCGACAAGACCTTCGTGCCGACCGAATTCCGCATGCTCGACCCGAAGACCCTCTGGTGGATCGAACCTCAACCGGGCGTCTTCACGCCTGAGCAACGCACGTCGGCCGGCGACACCATCGACCTGACGATCCCGACGTTCTTCTGCAAATTCTTCCGGCGTGACCCGACGACGATCTACACCTACTCGCCGTTTGTGTCCGCCATCAACACAATCGCCGGCCGGCAACAGGTGATCAACGACCTGTACCGGATCATGCAGTTGACCGGTTACCCTCGTCTCGAAGTGAAGGTGCTGGAAGACGTCATCACGCGCAATGCGCCGCTCGACACGAAAGCCAACCCCGTCAAGTTGCAGCAGTACGTCGCGAGCGTGATCAACGGGATCAGCGGTCAGATCGCGAACATTCGGCCGGATCAGGCGTTCGTCCATACGGACTCGTCGGAGGTCAAGATGATCAATGACAAGGCACCGGGGATGGGCATCGACATCTCGTCGATCATCGAGACGCTGAACGCGCAGAACCAAGCTGGCCTGCGCACGATGGGGACGATTCTCGGCAGGGGCAACGCTGGCGTGAACACAGCCTCGGTCGAAGCGCGCCTCTTCAGCATGACGGCCGAAGAGATCAACCAGCCGATCGCTGACCTGTTCTCAGACATGTTGACGCTCGCGATTCGTCTGCAAGGCTCGCAGTCCCGCGTGGTATGCAAATTCCGCCCCGCCGAGATGCGCCCGCTTACCGAGCTGGAACCGCAGCTCACGATGCGCGCGTCGCGCCTGAAGGCTGACCTGTCGCTGGGCATCATCGACGACGACGAGTACCACCTTGAGATGTACGGACGAATTCGACCCGACTCGGCTCCGATCCTCAGTGGCACGAACTTCATGCCGGGTACAAACGTCCAGGTCTTGACCGCTCAAGATAACCTTGACCAGCCGAACTCAGGTGGTTCTGGAGGAGACTCGGGAAAGACGAATGGCCCGCACGGCCCGGACGTCAGCAAGGTCAGCCCCAACTCCGACCCACTCGGCCGGTCGCTTTCCTCAAAAGGTTCGAAGTCCGCCGCGAGTAACGCGGTGAAGCCCTAAAAACTCTTTGACTCTCATTTAGCTGGTCGAAATAATACGGGCTACATTCACCGGGCAGCATGAAAAGCACCACACTGGCATGGCTAAGAGCGTTCCGATCACACCGAGAATTCAGAATCTGATCACCCGCAACAACGGGGGTGATCAGGTCGACTTCAACGCGATCGTCGTATTCGAAGCCTCGGTCACTAACACGCGCCCGCTGACGAAGCCCGGTTCGATTTTCGACAAAGGCCAGATCCAGGTTGACACGCTCAACCAGATGGCCAGCTATCTGAATAGCGGCGGCTTTGTCCCCCTCCAGACCCTTCACCCGAACGGAGACGAACTCCCCCTCGGTCGATTCTTCTACGGCGAAGTCCTCCCGTCGACGCTCGGCGACGGATCGAGCGAACTGGTCTGCCTCTTTTACCTGCCGAAAGACGATCCGAATGTCGCGAAGCTCGACAACGGGATCATCGACGAGGTCAGCGTAGGGTTTGTCGGCCAACAGCTGCTCTGTTCGAAGTGCAGTTGGGACTGGCGTGGCCCCGACGCCAGCTTCTCGAACTTCTACGACCGCGTGTGCGGCAATGATCACGTGCTCGGCGAAGACGGCGCGTATCTGAAGATCAACGGGCTGGATCGATGGACTGAAACGTCGCTCGTGTCGAAAGGCGCAGCGAACAACGCGAAGATTTTGGGCCGCACGAAGCAGCGGCTCGGCCAAGAGCAGTATGACCGCTTGGCAGCTTCGGGCGTCGCACCCGAGCATTTGATGCTGATTGCCACCACCACCACATCCCCTCGGAGTACGACGAAGATGGATAAGGAACTGATCGAAGAGCTGGCCAACCTGAAGGCGGGCCAGAAGATTCACGAACACACGATTTCGCTGAAAGAAGCGGAAATCGCGGCGCTCAAGACGACCAACGAGGCGTTGAGCACCGAGAACAAGACGCTGAAGGAAGGTACGGAGCTGAAGGCAGCGCAAACCTCGCTGGCCGAGTCGCAAGCGAAGGTGACGGAGCTGGAAGCTTCGGCAAAGACTGCTGAAACCGAGGTCGCCGATCTGAAGGCGAAGCTCGCGACCGCAGAAGCGCAGGTTGAAGTCCTGAAAGCGGGTGCCGGCAACGGTGGCCGCTCGCAAGGGTCCGATACCGGCACTGGTGCAACGAAGGGGACGACGCTTCACGCGTCGAGCGCGTTCAAGTCCGCGCCGCGTTAAGCGAACCCGCAACACGAGAGGTAATTCATGAGCAACGCTATCGGTAACGGCGTCTCCCTTCGTGGTCTCTACGATGAGGATTCGCAGTATCCGTTCAACCTGGCCGCGGGCATCAAGAAAGGTCAGGACGAAGGCAAGGCAGTGTCGATCGACCCGACCGCGCCCAATACGGTGAAGCTGGCCGGCGACGGTGATCTGCTCGCCGGCCGACTCGAAACGATCGAAAACCGCGTGACCGAAGGCCTGAACGTCGGCACCGTCTCGCTGGAAGGTGGCCTCGACTTCCTGGTCAAAGCGGGCTACGCCGCGACGCCGGGTGACCGCCTCGTCGGCGGTGGCGGCGGCACGGTTCGCAAGGCCGACCCTGCGAAGGACGCATTCGGTGGTTACTCGCCGTGGTGCGTCGTCGAAGTGCTGGCCAGCGGCAACGTGGTCGCGATCGAGCTGTAAAGAATGGCGGCAGATGACCTCGCCCACCACCGGGTTCATCTGCTGGAAGAGCTGCAAAACCCTCGTCAATTCCGACCACCACCGGGCTGACGAAGGTTCAAAAACAACTGACAACGGATCAAAACATGGCAGATCTGATCGACATCGAACGCCGCGCACCTGCGGAAGTTCTCGCCGGCCTCAAACCGGACGACACCACCGACGTCCAGCGCTCGATCAACGCTGGCCAGCGCCTCGTGCGCCTCGCCGCAGACTCGGGCCTCAACCTGCGTGACTATCTCACGCTCGCGATCGACCCGCGCCGTGCCGACGACGCAGGCCGCTACGATGGCCTGAACGGCTACGAAGCTGCGCTCGCCTACCTCAACCTGCCCGTCCGCCAGGATCTCTCGCAAGGCGTCCTGCTGCAAGCTGCATCGGAAACGTTCCAGACGTATCCGGGCACCCGCGCGATGTTCCCGGAAGTCATGGACGACATCCTGCGCTGGAAGAACCGCCAGGACCAGATCGAACAGGTCGCTCCGCTCGTCGCGCAGTCGCGCACGATCAACGGCACCGAGATGATCTCGACGTTCGTCGAAGACGACTCGAACGAGCGCACGACGCATACGATCCCGGAACTGGGCCGCATCCCGGTTCGCACGATCCGCACGTCGCAGCAGACGGTCGGCATCTTCAAGCACGGCTCGGGCTATCGTACCTCGTACGAATTCAACCGCCGTGCTTCGCTCGACATCATGACGCCGTTTGCAGCGCGCGTCGGCCGCGAGCTGGAGATCTCGAAGGTGCGCGCCGCGACGGCCATCCTGATCAACGGCGACGGCGTCAATGGTGCAGCTGGCGTGGTCAAGGTATCGGACTTCGGCGGCGATGCCACCAAGGCATTCTCGTCGAACTACAAGGCGCTCGCGAAGTGGCTCATGGCCCGCGCGAAGGCTGGCTACCCGATCGACACGATTATCGGCAACTACGACATGTTCGTAGAGCTGCTGTTCATGTTCCAGCCGGTGACGGGCATCTCGGGCGCGCATGCGACCGATATCGAAGCGCTGGTTGCGCAAGGTACGCCGAAGATCAACACCCAGGTCCCGATCCTCAACCAGTCGGTGAACTTCCACCTGTCGTCGGCGGTGCCGGAAGGAAAGCTGGTCGGCTTCACGAAGGCTGAAACGCTGGAAGAGCTGATCGAAGCCGGCTCGAACATCTCGGAAAACGAGCGTTCGATCCTGAACCAGTCGATCACCTACGTGCGTACGGAAAACACCGGCTACAAGCTGGCGTTCCCGGACACGCGCCAAGTCCTCGACGTGACCGCGTAAACCTCCGGTCGAGAGCCTGAAAGCCCGCCCCTCTCGGGCGGGCTTTTTTATGTCCTTTTATGGATAGATGATGAAGATGAAGAAGATCCTCGCACACACCACTGGCAAGTTCATGTTGCTCGACGGCATGAGCGGCGACGAGCTGGACGCTTTCCGCCCCTCGGTCGTTCGTCAAACCCCGTTCATCAACACTCGTGTCGGTCTGAATCAGGTTGAGATCGTCGCGGAGTTGAAGCCCGACGCCACGGACGCCGAATACGTCCGCTTCTTGAAGGAAGCAGATGGCGACTTCGACGTGGCCAACGAGTCGTTCCTCGCTCGATATGGCATCGACGCCGAGCCGACCGAGGCCGGTGAAGATGCCGAAGCCGCCCCGGCAACGTCCCGCCGTCGCCGCTCGTAAGGAGACGCGCCATGCAGTGGTTCCAGGCTGGTGAAGACCTGACCTTCGAAGTCGAGCTAATGGCCGGTGGCGTGCAAGCCCAACCTGATGCCGGTTCCGTGACGTACACCGTGCGTGACCAGAGCGGCGCTGTCCTGGCCGGCCTGGACCACGCTGCGCTCGATGTACCGGGCACGACCGCCCAAATCCTGCTGCCAGCTCACGTGAACGGCATCACCGCGGGAAACGACACCGAGACCCGATTCGTCTTCCTCGCCTTCAAAACGTCCGGGCAGAGCCGCCAGCAGCAGGTGGCCTATGGTCTACACCCCTTCATACCGATGAGCGCCGATGCGGACGCCGTGCGCGGTCTGATGGGGGTTTCCGTCGACGAGCTGCCAGACGAAGCGATCGACCTGATCCCGGCGTACTACTCGCTGCGCGCCGACTATGGTACGGACTTCACAAACGCCCTCGTGGTCGGGGACAGCCGTACGCGCTCGGCCGCGAATCGCGCTCTCGCCGCGCGCGCCGCGATCGACGCATTGCCCTCCTTCCAGTTGCGGCTCGTGCAGTCGAAACAAGTTGAGAACTCGAACTTCTCACGCTGGGACTGGGTCGACCTAGACAAGCTGAAGGAAGACCTGACAACTCAACTCGGCGCGAGCCTCGCGCAGCTGAGCGACACACTGGCCCGATCCGTCGCCGTGACGCCGACGATCTTCGTGGTCTCCTCCCCAACTGACCCGGTGACAGGCTAGTCATGACCACTCTACCTCAGCTCACCCGAATCCTCGTGAACGTATCACGAGGCAACGCCAAGGTGTACGGCATCGTCTCCTCACCGTCCGCGAAGTCGTCGTCCGAGCAGTTCACGACGCCCCAACGCATGCTTCATGTGCGCCGTGGCTCTGTCGCAAACCCCGGCGACACGGTCAACGACCTCGGGTTCTACTACGTCCTCGGGGATTTCAGCCGGACGGCAAACGATGCGATCTTCCGTATGTTCCATCTCCCGTTCAACGGGGATGTTCAACGTATCTCGCGCCAGACCGACCCCGTGTCCGGCTTCGCACGTAACGAGGCGATGTCGATGATCGGTAAGACGTGGTACGACGTACGCCCGCTCGGCCAGACCACTGACGTCAGTAACTCTAAGCGTCAGCGCTATCGAGTCATCACCGGGTTCCCGTTGCAAGAGGGTGACCTGATCGGGCCGAACAACTATCGCGTCTCGAATGTGAAGTTCGAGCTGGGCGTCACCGTGGCCGAGGCTGAGTAATGGCAGACGTCAAGGCTGTTCAAGACAGCGTGATGCAGTTCGTCCAGAACTTTATCTTTCAGAACGTCACGAACAGCCTTGCCGATTACGCCGACAAGGTTTCGGTGAAAATCAAGGATGAGATAACGAAGAAGCTGGACTCTTTCTTCACCGACCTTGTCGGGACCGGTTCGATCGGCTCGTCCGACCCACCCATGTGGCTCGGTCAAGTAGGCGCTCACTGGAACGAACTGACGTACTTCTATCTCCATTACGAGAAGAATGATCACGTCAACTATTTCCAGTACAGCACCCTCCCGCGCCGGGTGAAGAACAGTCCTGAGTCACGTCGTATGCGCCGCAAGCACATCGGTGATGCCAAGCAGATAAAGAACTCGCTGCGTAACGAGTTGATGCGTCTCGGCAACCCGTCGCAGTATTTCGGCGAGGTAAAGGTGACAATCGACGCGACTCGCATGCAGGGCCTTGGCCGCTACCCTGCTGGGACGATGCGCAATGGGGTCAAGGTCGGTGGACGATACTACAGCCGTCCGTCCGATACCGTTCGCATCGTAGTCGACTGGCTACCGAAGCTCAATAACATGAACGTGATGGTCGCCAACATGGTGGAGCAGTATCTGCCTGAGACAAACAACCTCGCCGCAAAGCTGACGAACAACCGGCGCGGTGCATACCGCCCGCTGGTGAGCGCATACATCCTCTGGTATCAGCAGAACATGATCTTTCCGATCATCAACCGAGCAGTCAAACCATACCTATGAAAAGCGAAAACCTCTATGGCGATCATCTGTCGAGTCTCCTGCGATTCTGCGCAGACCAGGCGACAAGCCTTCAGGCCTCGACGGGCATCGCGCTTCAACCCGTCTTCTTCGACTCTTACAACGACTACGACAAGCTACCGTCCGGTAATCTGATTGGAGTCGCACAGTATTCGCTCGACTTCGACGAACATCTGACGACGGTGTCAGCTGTCGTTGGTGTCGCGACCGAGAACGATACAAACGACTTTGATCTCACGCGAGTGATGAGCGCACTGGTTCAGCGGCTGCTACCGACGAAGTCGATCGACGTGCTCGATGCGTTGAAGGGGGAAAAGCTGGGGACGATGGTGGTGCAAAACGGCGTTCGCGTCTTGCCCGTAGGCGGTGGGCTGGGACGATCCATGAAGTGGGTCGCGTTCATGGCATCGTCCACGGTTACTGCGGATCTTTCTTCGTAATGCTGCTGATGAGCTTTTGATCGGCGCTCGTAGCATTGTCGATCGCAGTTTCAAGCAGATGGATGATCTCTGCATTCCGCGTTCGACGGTTAACTCTCGCACGCTGCTTGATCTGAACGTCGAGCGTGACGGGGATGCGTACCGTAAAGGCTTCGCGCTCTTCCAACTCCATTGCGTGGTTCCTCCATATACCAATAAAAACCTTTGATTCGGGAAGGTATCACACGTAGGATCGCCCCACCAGAATTTTAAACCGGAGAACTAACGATGGCTGGTGAAGCAAAGTCCGAAAAGTTCATGCTGGGGTCGGCCACCGTGATGATCGGCCCCCAAGCTGACCTGTTCAACCTCAATCCCGACGAGCACTCGATCGGTCTCGTGAAAAACTTCACGATCAGCGGCCAGCCGGCATACACCGAGCTGACGCAGGGTGTGAAGAACAGCGTCGTTTACTCGGTGATGACCGGCAACCCCGTGACCGCCACGATGGAAGTGTTCGAGCACACGTCGAAGAACCTCGCGTACGGCTTGGGCCTCGACGGTTCGGCACTGACCCCGTCCACAGTCAAGACCACGCTGAACGCCGACGTGCCCGCGAACGCTGCCGGCGCGGACACGCTGCCGGTCACATCGGCCACCGGCTTCGCGGTCGGCGACTGGATTCAGGCGGTTGTGCCGGGTTACAGCGACCGGATGCTCGTCGCCAAGGTCAAGACGATCGACTCGACGGCGAAGACGCTGCAAGTCGTCAGCTCGCAGAAGTTCGACTACCAGCTGCCGATCGGCACGGTGGTCCAGAAGGTCAACGTCGTGGGCATCGGCTCGAAGGCCAACCAGCCGTTCCTCGCCGCGAAGGTGGTCGGCAACCTGGCCGACAACACGCCGGTCGCACTGCTGATCCCGAAGATCCGAATCACGGGCGGCTTCACGCTGGCGTTCAAGACCGACGCATTCGGCAACCTGCCGTACAAGTTCCAGCCGTACGATCTGGTTTCGACGGACCCGTTCTACGACGACTTCCTGCCGTTCGGGCAAGCGATGCTGGCGTCGGCAAACTAAGGTTCACTCCGGTACGGAGAAAAACCTTGAAGCACCAATCCCCGCGACTCATAATCGTGGGGATTTTTCATTAGGGAACCAAAACATGTCGACCACCACCACGCGACAAGCCCCGCCCGCAAAACTCGAAATCACCCTGGCCGGCGCGAAGAAGATCTTGTTCATGTCCTTTGGCTTGCTCAATGAACTGTGCCGAGGTATTGGAGATGCTCAAGGCGCGTTGCAAGTCACCGCGAACTCTCAACTTCGCGATTTTGTACTGATGGTTGTGCTTTCCGATCGAGACGAAGAAGGTAACGTCGTCAAGCCGATCAACGTCAATCGCATCGAGATGTCCATCGAAGACGGTGAACGCCTGCTCGACTGGGTATCGCAGCACGCGACAGATTTTTTCGTCCGGACGATGGAGAGAATCGTCACGGGGCACAAGGACAAGGAAAGCCGGTTGAAGGCCCTGAAAGAGCTGGCCGAAAACCCGGCAAGCTAACCGCATACACGGACTGGTTCCGCGACCTCACTTTCAGCGAGGCAGTGTGCTGGGCATTCGATACAGTTCCTTCTGCACTGCCTATTATTTTCTGGAAGTACAGTCGCGAGGACATTAAAATCCGCACACGGTTGAAGCTCGGCGAATGCCAAGCAAACCACGTGCAACAGTTCCAGACGTTGGCGATCCTTCTCTCCGAAGTCCTCGGCACAGGGACTGCTTCGAGCACATCCGAATCCTCCCAAGAAGACGTGCCCAAAGACTTCGCGGACGCCCAACGCCGGTTGGCAGCAGTCTTCGGGAAACGATAAATGGCGGGCGAGAATCAAGTACAACAGGGGCAACTGGACCTATCCCTTGGTCCGAAGATCTTTCAGGACGCGCAGTCCCTCTCGACCCTCCTCACCGAGATCTTCAAGCGCCTCAACGACATCAGCGGGATCGCGAAGCAGATCTCGATCCCCGGCGTCTCTTCCACCGATCCAAGTCAATCCAACATCCTGGCCGCGATCGGTGGTCTTCAGCGCGACATGCGAACCATGCTCGCGACGGTGCGTACGGGCGGGCCGCAGGCGCAGATCAACCAAGCCCTGGTGCAAGGCACGCGCTCGCAAGCACTGTTCGGCTCCGACAATCGTGCGCAGCTCGAACAGCTAACCGCACTCAATGCCGCCGCGGAACGCCGCGTGCTCCTCGAGCGGCAACTTCAGGTCGCACAAGAGGCGAACCGCGAATACTCGACGGCGCAGATGAGTGCCGCGACGCGGATCTACGAGATCACGGCGCGGATCACCGACGCCCAGCAGCGGTACAAGCAAGCGATCATCGACAGCGACACCGCGACTCAGGCAGCGGCGAAGCGTGACATGCGCGATGGCCAGCAGCGTCTCGACCAATTGAAGCAGGAAATCGATCTGCGCGAGCGCGGGGCACGCGTGCGCCTCGGCCGCGCGCTCGACAGCGGCCAGAACGTTGATGTCGCGCAGGCCCAACTAGCCATCGTGAACGCCGACAAGGCGGATCTCTCGACGTCGCTGCGCACTACGGTCGGTGCTCAGCAGCGCGCCGAGCGTGAAGCGGCGAAAGCCCTGAGTAATGAGCGCAAGCAACTCGAAAAGGACTGGACCGCAGCACTCACTGAGGAACGTAGCCGCCAAGCCGCGATCGAAAAGGCATGGAATCAAGCCATTGTCGAAGACCGTCAGCGTACACAACGCGCCGACGCCACGTTCGAAAGACAACTGCGGGCCGCGCAGGTTGAAGACCACAAGCGCGCGCGTGATGCCGAGGCGTCGTTTGACAAGACCTGGAATTCAGCGCATCTCGAAAACCTCAAGCGCGACAAGGCTACGGAACGAAAATTCCTGGCTGACTGGGATGCCGCAATCCTTGAGGACCATAGACGGTCGAAGACAGCACAGAAGAAGCTCGAAGACGATTGGGATAGTGCCATTCGAGAGAATCGTCGCCGGCAGCAGCAGGCTGACGAGGCAGCGGCACGCGCCGCTGCTCAGTTTGGTCCCGATCGCGCGACGCTTATGCGCCTGCGTGACGCACACGCCGAGAACAACCGTCGCAACAGTCCGGAATTCCTGGATGAGCAGGACGCAGCCACGCGTGCTCGTCGCTATCGCCAGACATTTGGCGATGGTGGAGCATCAGTCGCGCTGACGCAGACCGCCCTCCTCGCCAACTACAGCGTGACCCGTGGAGTGCAGACTGCATTCACGTCCGCGTTGCAAAATACGATCCAGTACGAAGAAGCGCTGGCGCACCTCAAGACGATCACTTCCGCGACCGATCTTCAGCTCGCCTCGCTCGCTTCAACCATCGAGACTGTCTCGAATGCGACACGCTACAGCGCCACGGATCTGACCAAGGCAGCTGCCGCCTTGTCGGAGACTGGTGTGACCACCAATCAGCTCGGTGTAGCACTGCGCGGCGTCGCTGACCTCGCCACCGCAACGGGCGAAGACTTCAACAAGACGGTTGACACCGTTACCGGCTCGCTCGGCGCATTCAAGATCTCCGCGAGCGATACGGTTCAGGTGACGAACATGATCGCACAAGCGGTCAATTCTTCGCGCTTGACGATGGACAAGCTCAAGACGTCTATCGAAACCGCTGGTGAAACCGCGAGTGAAGCCGGCGTCTCATTCAAGGAAATGCTGTCGGCGACTGTGTCGATTACGAACACTGGTACTGCCTCGGGTGCGACACTTGGTGGCGGGCTGCGTCAGCTCTTGATCGACCTCGAAAAGCCGAGCCAGAAGTTCAAGGCGACGCTGGATCAGCTGGGTCTCACGCAGGAGGATATCAACGTCAAGTCCCAAGGCTTGTACGGTGCGCTGAAGAACCTCAAGGATGCGGGCTTTACTGCCGCCGACGCCATGCAGGCATTCGAGGCGCGCAGTGCATCGGCCTTCACGGCGCTCTCGGGCAACCTGTCCGAGATGAACGACTTTTCGTCGACACTCAACCACACCGACGCCGCAGTGCGCGCGAACGCCGAGCAGATGGAAACGCTCGGCGCGCAGTATGACCGCTTCAAGAACCAGACGTCGCTGCTGGTCGGCGAAGGATTCACGCCTTTGCTCGATGGCCTGAAGCACCTGCTCGACCTTACGTCGAGTGCCGAAACCGCGCTGAAGAACTACGCAGGTGTCACGGAGACAGTTGGCACGTTGATCGGAACCGGAGCACTCGCAGTCGGCCTAAAGTACGTTGGGGGTCTGCTTGGCGGCATCGCAGGCATGACGTTTGGTGGCTTCGAAGCTGCGGCTGGTCTCGCTGCAATGGGTGGTCAAGTCGGCCTCGTGGTCGGAGCCATTGCGGGCCTGACGGCTGGCGTCGTCTATCTCGTCAACAAGCTGAATGATTCGAAGCAGGCATTCGAGGACCAGCGCACTGCTGTCAACGCGGCTAAGGATGCCGTGACCTCTTCGAAGCAGTCGTTCGACAGCATCGGCAAGCAGATCGACACCCTGCGCTACAAGATGGCCGCGCTCAACGAGCACCCTGAACAGCTCAAGCGCGAGATCGACGACGTCAGCATGCAGTTCGAGAAGTATGGGGTGACGCTAGACAAGAGTGCTATCAGCAAGACCGAAGACCTGATCGATAGCCTGCAACGGCTGCAAGTTGAGCTTGGCAAGCGCTACGAGATGAACACGAGCGTGCTTGGCGCGCAACTCGATGTCATGGTTGAGCGTGCGAAAGAAGCCGCTGGCCAAGCCGCTGGAGATTTCCAGAAGGGGGCATTCTCCGGGCCACGCGACAAGCTCGAACGCGCGCCGGGTATGAGCACTCCCGGCGTCGGCATGATGGACGAGACCGCATTGTCCGGGTATGAGCCGAGCCGCTTCAACGCCCTGCCGGGAGGCAAGCAGTCAACCGGATATCTGCCCATCGACGAGGGGGTGAACAAGGACACCATTCCGGCAATCATCCAGTACCTGAAGGATGCCGGCGCGGACGTGTCTGGCAAGGTCCAAGCGGGCTTGGTGGACGCGGCCGGCATCAACGGCCAACCGCGCGACTTGGACGCCCAATCGGCCTTCGCAACGGCCGTGAACGCAGCAATCGCGAAGGCAATTCAGGCACGGGCCACGCCGGGGATCTCGGACGCCGAAAAGGCAAACTCGTATGCCGAGGAGCAGGCGCTATCCAACCTCCTGACGAATCTCCAGAAGGTTACGAACGGCCTGCAAACGGCACAGGGTTACCAGCACGAACTGGATCGAACGAACACGTCTCTAGCGAGCCAGCGCTATGCCAACTCAAATCCCGTCGCGCAGGAAATCATCACCGCAGTCACCGCGGCGGTCACGCGTACGAGGGGCGCACTCGGCTCGCCGGAATCGCGCCTAGACGCCCTCTGGACCGCCCTCAAGACGCAGGAGAGCGGCAACCGGCAGTTCGACGCCAACGGGCTTCCGGTCACGTCGAGCAAGGGCGCGATCGGCATCGCCCAGGTGATGCCAGACACTGCCCCCGAAGCTGCACGGCTGGCCGGCCTGCCGTGGGACGACAAGCGCTACCGGAACGACGCCGCTTACAACGAGGCGATCGGCCGCGCATACCTCAACGCGCAACTGAAGAAGTACGGCAACAACTCGACGCTCGCGCTCGCGGCCTACAACGGTGGCCCCGGCTATGTCGACAAACTGCTGGCCACTACAAGCGCAGACGGGCGGTCGATGGACTTCCGCAATCCAACCGGCGTCACCGAGACCGAGTTCGTCAGCGCGCTCAAGCCTGAGACGCGCAACTACGTGCAGCGCATCGGCAGCGGCGCTGGTGCGTTCGGCCGCTACCAGAGCCTCCTGAACAACCCGGATCTGGCGAGTCAAGGCGCGGCCAACAGCCAGCTTATGCGCCAACTTCAGACCCAGCTGGAAGCGTCCGACGACGACATCCAGAAGGCATTCCTACGCGCACAGATCGACCGGTTGAAGGTTGCGCAAAACGATATCCAGCGCAAGATCGAAAACGCACGCGTCGAGGCTGCACCGTCGTTGAAAGCGACAAACTCGGCCGCGCAGCGCGCGCTTCAAGCACAACTGGCCGAAGTCGAGACCCAAGCCGGGATTACCCGCGACCCAGACAAGGCACGGCAGCTTGGCGACGTCGCCGTCGAGCTGATCAAGAACCAGTACAACCGCACGATCGACACGCTGAAGAGGACCAGCCCGACGCTTCAGGTTGGCGACCACCGCGACTACGCTGACGACGTGAAGCAGCAGCTTCAGTCGTTGCAAGACGAGATGGACGCGAAGGTACGTTCGCAGATCGACAAGAACACAGAACGCGTTCGCAAGCTCAACGAGCAGATTAAGGCTGCGCAGTTCAAGGAGGACGAGGATCGGGCGCGAATGGCGTTCAACGCCTTCATGACCACTCTCAAGGGCGATGAGAAAACTCGTTCGAACAATCAAGCGATCGAACTGAAGCGAAACTCGTACCCCGTGGTTGCCGATCAGGCCGCGTCGGCATACATGAGTGATCCACGCTACTCAGCCCAGTTCAGCCAGGTTCAACGTCAATCGCTCAGCATGAAGGCAGCGGCGGATCAGGACGTCGTAGACGCGCGGAACCTCGTCACATATCAGGCGAACATCGCCCAACTGCGCGGCGAAATCGAGCAGTTGGGGAAACAAGTCAACGCCCGGACGGCGATGCTTGGCGAGGAAGCTGACGGCGCTGGTTCACCCGCAACAGGCCTGTACGCGCAGCTCGCCGCGGCGAAGGCTGATCCTGCGAAGCGGGAGGAACAAGCACGTCTCGAAGCGACGATCGTGCGCCTCACCACGGAACGCACCGCGCAGCAGGGGGAACTCAACGCGCTGCAAGATAAATCTAACGCACTTGTCGAGAGTCAGGAGCGTTTGCAGGAGAAGCTGGCGGCGAAGACCACCACGGGTTCATTCTCACTGATGCAGGGCATCAACGAAGCAAACAAAAACTTCCTCGACACGCACAACGCAACTTCAATGGCGATCGACGGATACGCCAACATGCTGAACGGCACCGACAACGCGTTGATCCAGTTCTTCGATGACTTGACCACCCACTCGAAGACCGCTGGTCAGGCCGTTAGGGATTTCGGCGTGTCGTTCCTGAAGATGGTCTTGCAGATCCTCGAACAGCAGGCCGCGCTCATGCTTATCAAGGGCGTCCTCAGCATGTTCGGGACTGCTGCTTCTGCTTCCGCCGCTCCCGCGGCTACGGGTGGCTTCGATATGCCCTCGACCGGCACTGCGTTAGCTGTCCAGGGTGGTTCTGTCAGCAACGGCCTAGTCTCTCGCTCGGCCGGCGTGAAGCGTTTCGTGTCGGGTGGCAGCGTGACGGGCGGGATGCCCGGTCGTGACTCCGTACATGCTCTTTTGAAAGAAGGCGAGTATGTGCTAAACGATGGGGCCGTGTCGACGGTAGGCACGGACTTCCTCGACAACCTCAACGCACACGGCAACCGCGTCATCTCGAAGAGCACGCCGGCCCCCAAGCCTGAACGTGAGAAGCAGCCACAGCACGTCAATGTGTGGGTCGTCGCTCCGGATCAGAAGCCACAGATGGGGCCGAATGACGTCGTCGCCGCGATTAGCAACGACATCGTCACGGGCGGTTCTACGAAGAAACTGATCAAGCAAGTTGCACTGGGTCAAATGTAAATGGCAACGTCACTCACTTTCGATTTCCCGAATCATCTGGTCGAAGAAAAGTACCCCGAGTCTGGCACGCGTATCCAGCTCGGGAATTCGTATGTCTTCGCAACACCCCCCACCGCTCCGGAACAACGCACGTTCGTTCTCTCCTTTGAAACGATGTGGCGCGGTATCAACGCGGACGGCACCGTGGACACCACCACGAATCCGCTCAACAACATGGGTCTTCTGAAAGAGTTCTACGAAACGTACAGACTCTACAAGACATTTCAGTATAAGCACCCCTGGCTGGGGATCTTGAATGTCCGTTTCAGCAAGCCTCTCGAAATGCCGAAGGGTAAGAAAGGGGCCGACGGGTGGTCTGAGTCATTCAGCATCGAGTTTGTGGAGATGCCGTGAGAGCCGATCTTCCTGATACCCATGTCTCCCAATCCTTCGAGTTGTCAGCCGATGGATTGGTCGACCTATTCAAGCTCGAACTCAACAGCATCTCAGGCGGTACGGTTCTTTGTATGACGGCCAAGAATCAAGTCACCTGGCAAGGCATGGTATTCGAGTCCATTCCGATCACCCTCGCCGGCGAGGGTGTTCGCACGGACGGCCAGTGGAATCGACCGAAGCTTACAGTTGCCAACCCTGACGGCATTTTCTCGGCGTTCATTGCACAGGGCAAGACCGACAGCGCAACAGTGACACGCTACCGCTGCCATCTTGAGGACGTAAAAAACAATGTCGGCCGATATCAAATCAACATCTGGCGTGTTTCGAAGACTTTGAGCATGAGCAATTCAATGGCGACGTTCGAACTGCGCACCCCACTCGACGGACAGATGTTCTATCTGCCGGCGCGTGCCTTCTACCCCCCGGAGTTCCCACATGTCTCTCTATGAAAAATACATTGAAGGGTTCGAGGGAATCCCATATGTGGAAGGCCGCGATGATTGCTACGGCCTCGTGCGCAGATGGCTGAACAAGACATATGGAATGAAGCTGACGAACTACGCTCGGCCGTGTGCCTGGGAAAACGATGGCTTCAATTTGCTTGGTGACTACTTCAACCGTGAGGGGTTCGTACTCGTCAACACGCCGTTGAATCGCTTGCAGATCGGCGACCTGTTGATGATGCACGTCGCCAGCAGGACAGGCATCTCGAACCACATCGGCGTCTACGTCGGCAACCAGTACGTATTGCATCACCTGTATGGACAGGTATCGAAAGCCGACCCTCTGAACGATCGATGGAAGAACCGCATCCTCGATGTCATCCGGCATCCGGACATCGCAGCCAAGAATCAGGAGCAAACAGAGTCCGTCGACTTCATGACCCTGTTGCCACCCCACTTGAGAGAGAAGTATGAACGACGACTTGTTGAGACTCTGGACTCCCCTGACCGAACGGTGCGGCTTCCTCCTAAATGACGGGTCGATCGTCGAGTGCCAAAACGTCCATGAGCAACCCGAAATAGGCTTTGAAATTACCCCCGCGTCTATCCGACAATACGAGGATCAAATTGCTGCCACATGGCACACGCATCCGCGCACGGGGCCTAACCTATCTGCTGAGGACTACCGTGCATTTCAGGCGTGGCCAAGGTGGTTCCACTACATCATTGGCGAGCACGATGTTTGGTGCTACTACGTCAGAAACAACGCGGTGATTCTGCTCGATGAAGACGATCTATCTGCATGGCTCCCTGAAGGAACTGCACCCGGAACCGATTAAAGTTCATGCCACCACTGCTGCTGAAGCGCTGACGGTGCTGAAGCAGCTCCCCGGCTTTGATGCGGAGAACCCCATCGACGTGCGCGTCGACGGCTTCGATTGCCGTGACGCGCTATTCGTCCAGACCGAGAAGACGGAGCTGCACGTCTACCCTGCCCTGCGTGGCGCGGGCGGCAACGGCGGCTTCCTACAGATCCTGATTGGGGCCGTCATGGTCGTGGTCGGCGCGGTCCTATGGTGGACCGGTCCAGCAGGGGCCACGATGGCTCAGGTAGGCATCGGCATGATGATGGGGGGCGCGATGATGATGCTTGGCGGGATCATTTCAATGCTCGCCCCACAACCTAAGCTGGGAACAGGTTCAGCGACGAACTCTAGCTTGATTATCCCTGCCAGCCAGAACACCGTGAAAATCGGAACTCGACTACCCCTCCTGTTCGGCCGCGTGAAACATTTCGGGCACTACCTGTCGTTCAACGTCGACGCGAAGCGGTACGACGATTCCAACATGGTCCTTGGTGGCTACTGCAACCAGAACGGGGACGGTCAGGCACTCCACTGCGTGCTCGCATAACGAAACCAAATAATGATTGTCGAAGAAGAACGCCCTATCCAGAGCATCCGTGGCGCGAGCGGCGGTGGCTCCAGCTCGCCCACGCGAACGGACGACAACCTGTTTTCCCGAGACGTCGTCGAGATCGTCCTTGGACTTTCTCAAGGCCCGATTCGAGGACTGGTCGACGGCATGAAGACCTTCTACGTCGGCGGGACGCCTCTCATGTCGCAGGACGGATCGCTGAACTTCAGCTCGTTCAATCTCGGCGTCAAGCTCGGCACCGCGCACGACTCTCCGGTCAACTACGTCCTTGGGGGCGAAAGCTCGAACACCCAGGTCGGCACGCGGCTATTTCAAGGGACGTGGGTCAACCGACAGACCGACCAGTCGTTGAAAGGCGTGATCGACCAACTGCAAGTACGAATGCAGTTCAATGTCCTCTACGTTCAGAACAACGACGGCTCCTTCAACAACACGGCGCGCTTCCGAATCCAGTATCGTCCAGCGTCCAGCTACGCCGCGTGGTCAGAGGTTCAGGGCGGATTGATCAAGGTTACCGGCAAGACCACGAGCGGCTACATGGTCGACTACTCGTGGGACGTACCTCGTATCAACGACAACTGGGTAATTCGGGTACTGAAGGAGAATCCGGACGCCAGTACGACGGAGTTCTGCGACCTGACCTGGGAAAGCTTCCAGATGGTCACGAAAGGGAACCGCTCGTACAACCAAGTCGCGCTCCTGCATCTGGTCGCCAAGGCGACGAGCCAGTTCAGCTCGATCCCCGACTTCGCTGGCATCTACGACGGGCTGGAAATCCTCGTGCCGACGAACTACAACGGCGACATGCACTCGTACGACGCGAGCGGCCCGTGGAACGGGACATTCAAGCTCGCGTGGACGAACAACCCGGCGTGGATTCTGTACAACCTCATCATGAACCCCACATGGGGTCTCGCGAAATATTACCCGTGGATCACCTGCAACCGCTTCGATTTCTATGATGCGGGGCGCTGGTGTGACGAGATGGTCCCTGACGGTCGCGGTGGCTGGCAACCGCGCTACACTTTCAACCTCGCTCTGACCGACCAGCAGACCGGCCTTGACATGCTGCGATACGTCGCCGGCAGCTTTGGTGCGGTCATCTTCGACGACGCAACAGGCATGGTTCACCTCCGCGTCGACAAGTGGGAAGAACCTACCTTGATGTTCACGCCCGAGAACGTGACGCCGGAAGGCTTCAGCTACACGTTCACGGACATGTCGACACGCTACAACGACTACGAGGTCCAGTTCGTCAACCCTGACATTGACTGGAACGTCGACCATCGGCGTGTCCCATATGACGAGCACATCGCGCTCAACGGCAGCATTCCCTATCAGTTTCAGGCGATCGGCTGCACGAACGAGCACGAAGCCGTTCGCCGCGCCACTTATCAGCTGATCACGTCGACCACTGAGTGTGCGACCGTATCGTTCATGACCGCGCGCCTTGGCCGCGTCATCGACCCTTACAAGCCGATCTACGTCGCCGACCCGATCACCGGCTGGTCGTCGGGCGGTCGCATTAAGTCCATCTTCAACAACAAGATCTATCTGCGCGACCCGGTCTACTTTACGATCAACCAAAACTACAACCTTCGGCTTCAGTCTGTCGACGGATTGTGGAACCTCGTCGTGAACCCCGGCAAGACCGGGGCCGTGACTGAGTTGACGATCGTGAGCGGCGTCATTCCGCCGAACATTCCGGATCGCACGGTTTTCACGATCGAGGACAACGGTGGATTTGGGATTGCGAAACCCTTTCGTACGATCGCGATCGAGCCAGTTGACAATCAACCTGACACCTACAAGGTTACGGCTGTCGAGGTCAACGTCAACAAGCAAGCAGCAGCGGACAACTGCGTGCCGATCGGCAGCAAGCAGTATTCGTTCAAAAACCCGCTGATCCCACCCCCGCCGACGAACATGGTCATGGCCTCCGGGACGGAGCAACTGATCATCGGTCAGGACGGCTCGATTCAAGCGCGCATCCTCGTATCGTGGGACCCACCTGCAAACGCGATCGTCAAGCGCTACGACGTGCAGTGGAAAGAGAGTTCTCAGTCGACATGGCTCACTGCGAGCACGACGGGTGAAAGCATTTTCCTCGGCCCTTGCAAGAGCGGCGTCGACTACGACATCACGGTGTGGGCAATTAGCACGTTCGACTACCGCAGCTCGCAACTGTCCGCGTGGAACTATCGATGCGTCGGTAAGGATGATCCGCCGAGCAACGTGACGAACTTCAACGTGATCCGTCGTCAGAACGACATTCTGCTGAAGTGGGACCCCATCCCTGATCTCGACCGCGCTGGTTATGAGATCCGCCTTGGCACATCGTGGGAGACCGGAACTGTTCTCGTGACCGACTACGCAGCGACGCAGTTCGCATGGACGACGGATACAGGGGGGGCATACTCCTTCATGATCCGAGCCATCGACACGAGCCACAACTTCTCGCCGATTCCGACGATCCAGACCATCGCGTTGTATGGTCCCTCCTCCGTGCGCGGCGTCATCGCTGTTCAGTCGGCGAACCGGATTGAGATGAGCTGGAAGCCGAACCCGGAAGACAACATCCTCGACTACGAGATCCGTGAAGGCGACACCTGGGCCACTGCGGTGTTCGTAGCGAAGACGAAATCTACAAGCTTTGGTCTTACAGCCGGCGCAGGTGGTACGCGCAAGTTCTGGCTGAAGTCGATCGCCGCGCCGGGCATCTATTCGGACAAGGCAACGTTCGTCACGACCGACGTCGCGCAACTCGACAACACAAACATTGTGTACGAGTCGGACGAACTGTCGAAAGGTTTCACCGGCATGCGGTACAACATGGTGGTCTACGGCGACTCTCTGCGGATGGACGACGGCAAAGCGAAGGCTGAGTACATTTTCAGCGTGTCGCTTCCGACGAGCTTCCGCGCGCAGAATACGCTCTTCATCGGTCTCGATGCGATTGTCGACTTCACTATGCGCTGGAAGGATGCAACCTTCCCGTGGGACGACGCCAAGGCACAGATGCCGTGGGCTGCGGAGGGCGACATCTCGTCGATCAACTACCGCGCCGAGATTGCAACACTCTCGGCTCTACCCGCCGACGTTCTTTATGCGATCAAGCTCGACAACACACTGGGTTTCTCCGGCCCCGGTGAGGATGGGGCGGTCTCCGAGCAACAGACGGTTAGCTACCGCGCTGGGAAGTACGGGTCGGGCCTTTTCGTGCAAACCGCACCGCTCCAACCGGTCCCGACTCGCGTCACCTTCGACGTCAATGTCCCGAACGTGTTCTCGACGAGCTTTTGGGTCATCCCGTACGACAACAACGACGACACATGGTCTAGCTTCTGCGGGAGAAATGGCGCGCAAATCACGATCGGCTATCAAGCATCGACGATGAGTGTCTACGCGATCGACAACAACGGCAAAAAGATCTCCATCCCGATCGATCTTGAAATAGGCGAACGCTATTTCGTCGCGATTTCGCAGGACACGAACACGCGCACATTGTATGTCGGCCGCGAAGGTGGATCGATATTCCGTGGGACCCTCAACGTCCAGGGTATCGGCCAAACTATCAACTACAGTCTGTACTGACATGGCACACGTAATTTCCGATATCACCATCTCAAAGAAGGTGCTCGACGACGATGGCTTCCTCACGCTTCTGACTTCGGACAGCCCTACCGGCTATGCACCATTTCAACCGTTTGTGCAGGGTGACTACGAGTATCAAACTGCCCTCTTCCGCATCTCGATGAACTCGACTTCCGGCGACCGGGGTGTGATCAACAAGCTTAGCGTTGTCGTCGACGTTCCGGATATGTTTGACAGCGGTGACAACATCATCGACGGTACGACACCGACACGCATATTCTTCTCGCGACCGTTCCACGTACCACCGAAAGTGACGTTGACCGTACAGAGCGCGAGCGACCCATGCACCGCGAAGCTGGTTTCAGGTTCGATCACACGTACGTATTTCGACTGCTTCCTGGAGCGAGTCTCGGATAAGGCGAAGATCGATGGCGCTTTGACTTGGGCAGCACACGCGTACTGAAATCCCTTGGGCGCTCTGGCCAGCGCTCGTAAAATTCGGTTTGCTAACGGACACCACCACGATGCAGAACTACACACAGATTCCGGAAAGTCAGCGAGTCTCCGACTCGCTGGCTCCGCTGCTCAACAACGACCTCACAGCGATCTCGCGCAACGCTGGCGACTCATTTCCGATCAACGGTCTTCAGATCGGCATGCCGTACCTGAGCACGTCGCAGAACAAGCTTTTCCGCCTTGCGAGCCTGACTCCGGTCACGTGGGTGGTCGAGATCGACTACAACCGTACGATCGCCTACCAAGATTCGATCGACGCGCTCTCAGCAGCAATTGGCACGCGCGTCTTGAAGAGCGGCGACAACATGACTGGTCCGCTCACCCTCTCCGGAGACCCATCCCAGGCGTTGCATGCCGCGCCAAAGCGGTACGTTGACGCGCAGGCGCAGGCAGCGACTACCGCAGCGAACAACCGCGTGTTGCGCTCGGGCGACCAGATGAACGGCCCCCTGACGCTTTCGGGCGACCCGTCACAGCCCTACCACGCCGCGACGAAAAACTACGCCGACTACCTCTACAACTCGCTGAATAACGCCAAGCTCGGCCGCAACGGCGACACGGTGGCCGAGCTGTATAACAACGGCTGGTTCCGTTCGAACGGTCAGGTAGGCTGGTACAACCAGACGTACGGCGGCGGCATCCACATGACTGACAGCAGCTACGTGCGGGTGTATGGAGGCAAAGGGTTCGCGACCGACACACACACGCTCGAACAAGGCACGGGTGGAATCTGGACCTCGCGCTACGGGTGGCTGGAAAACTGCTTTGCCGGCAAAGGTGCAGAAGATCGACTCAATTCGGTCGGCACGCTCGACGGTGGCGACGGATGGCGCCCCGGTGGCTGGCCGTGGGTGCCCAACGGCGTGATCGCGCCTCAGTCCTTCTACCTCCAGCGATCCGGCAATCAGGTCCAGCTCGTCCGTGTTTGGGGCAACTGCAACTGCAACTGTGCATGCACGTGCTTCCCAGCCGGCACTCGAATCATGATGGCTGACCGGAGTTGGAAGTACGTCGAACAGATCGAGATTGGCGACATTGTCATGACGCCGCTTGGGCCGGAAGCCGTGCTCGACGTCGAGACGCCGCTGCTGGGCGATCGAAAGATGATCTCGTTCGAGGATCGTTCATTCTTCTGGACCGACGATCACGCGTTTTGGACGCGCCGCGACGGCGTGCAGGCGTTTGGCGTGGTAGACAAACAGTCGTGGTTGCGAGGCGTCGAGACGGGTGTAGTGAAAGGCCTGCCGAACAATGACGACGTTCGCGTTCTGGATGACCGATGGGATGAGTTCGCCCACATCAACGGCTGGCAACGCAAGCGAGTGGTCGAACACGACATGAATCCCAACACGAAGGTCTATCTGCCAATCGTCGGCGGATGCCACATGATCATCGCCGAAGGATACGTCGTCTCGGCCGGCGCAAACGGATTCGACTTCGATTACAACACTTTCGAATGGAAAGGACTCAGCCATGTTGGTGCATAAGGTACTCATCCCCGACGATCTGACGGATGAGCAGCGCGCCCAAGCGTACGGCATCGTCACTGTCATCCCAACACCTACCGGTTTCACTATGCAGTCGACGGACCTGAGCCTCTACTGGCAGTTCGACTTGAACAAAGTGGAGCACGGTAATGACGTCCTGCATCTCGTGCGTGCTCGCAACGGACAGTACGTAGTCGTGTGGGGCAGCGACATCCACGAGTCAAAGGACAGCCTGTCGTCCGCTCTTCTTCGAAAGAACATTGATTCTTTTATGCCGCTCGTTCTCGTCGGTATCAACGAAGAGATGAACGCCTACACGGCGGTATTCTTTTGCCACACTGTCGAGCCGGCCAATTCAGCGCCAACCGTGGATCTGTCGGATGAAAGCGGCGACATGGTCCTAAAGCGGCTCATGCCGGCAATTGCGCCCGTTATCGACCGCTGGCATGCGAAACACAAGCTGCTGAAAGACATCAAGACAAACGACGCGCTTGCCGCACTGGAAGCGCAGGTGGATCTGCTCACCGAGTTGCTATTTTCGATCCTGCCGGCCGACGCATTTCCATCTGATAAACGACAGAAACTCCTTGACGCTGGTGTGCTGAAAATGAAGGATGGGGACCTCGCTTTCAACGACATGGTCGCCTTCAAGACGACGCTCCGCGCGCGGCAGGCGACGTACCTAGCCACCAGATGACCACCTTCCGCCTGAAGACGGTCGACGCCTCCGGAGTCGGCCGTGACTTTTTCTACAACAACCAACGAAGCACCCTCACCGACCAGCGTGGTTGCGACGTCGTGTCCGAGCGTCCGAGCGAGCCGCGCGCGCCGGCCGCGCCCCCTGGGCGTAAAGACCGCGTTGTTCGCACGCTGAAGATCCAGCTCGGCCTGTCGTGCAACTACAGCTGCGAATACTGCTCGCAACGATTCGTGCCGCACGCGGACCAAGCCAACCCCGGCGACGTCGACGTGTTCATGTCCCATCTCACGGCAAACTGCTATCTCACCGAGGACGCGACGGTCGAGTTTTGGGGTGGCGAGCCAATGGTGTACTGGAAGACGCTGAAACCGCTCGCTGAGCGGCTGCGGATGCGTTACCCAGGCGTCACCCTTCGGATGATCACGAACGGCTCTCTGATCGATCACATGAAGGCTGGATGGCTCATTTCGATGGGGTTCACGGTCGGCATCTCGCACGACGGGCCGGGGCAGAAGGCACGAGGTCAAGACCCCCTCGATAACCCCTTGACGCGGGAAGCGATCCTGATGCTGTACCAGCGCCTGCGCCCGCTGAACCGGATCTCCTTCAACGCGATGCTGCACAAGGAAAGCACGTCGCGACTCGCGGTGCGCGACTACTTCATCAAGCTGACGGGCGACACCGAAGTACCGATCGGAGAAGGCATGTTCGTCGACGCGTACGACGAAGGTGGCCGCTCGATGTCGTTTCACGACACGCACGAGCACGTCCGCTACCGCGCTCGCGCCTTCGACGAGCTGAAGAGCGGCAACGCACTCAATTTCGACAGCGTCACGCAGAAAATCGTGGACTTCGGCGAGTCCGTGGTCACTCGGCGCGAAGCACGCACGCTCGGCCAGAAGTGCGGAAGCGACCGCGCTGACACCCTGACGATGGACCTAAAGGGCAACGTGCTGACGTGTCAGAACGTGTCGGCGGTAGCGGTTGCGCCGAACGGCCAGCCTCATCTCGCCGGCAACGTTCAGGACATGGACGCAGTCCAGCTCAAGTCCTCGCGCCACTGGTCGACCCGCGAACACTGCAACTCGTGCCCCGTGCTTCAGCTCTGCAAAGGTAGCTGCATGTTCCTCGAAGGCGACTTGTGGGATGTCACCTGCGAGAGCGCGTACAGCGATAACGTCGTATTTATGGCCACGGCTCTCTACGAGCTGACCGGCTGCACACTTCAGCGTATCGAGCCGCTAACCGGCACGCTGCCTGAGCATCGCCAGATCGTCTTCGGACCTCTGGCCAACAAGCGGACCACCACCCGCAAAATCATTCAGATCAAAACGGAAACACCATGAGCGATCAACAAGCTACCCCCCTGATGAACGAAGGCCAGATGATGCACCACGTGCTGACGCAACAGCGCAATGAGCTGGCGGATCGCCTCGCTCACGCGAGCGTTGCAGCGGGTCAAGCCGAACAGCAATTGCAAGCTCTGGCTTCGGCAAACGCAACTCTGCAATCTGTGCTCGACGAGGCGAATGCCGCGCTCGAAGCGACGAAGAGCGCGCTGGTCGAGAGCCAATCGCGCGCCCATCGGCTTCAAATGAGCCTCGACGACGCCAACCGGAAGCTTTCCGCGCAGCCGCGTTCGGTTGAAGCCGCCCCCTCGTCGGTTGATCCGATACCCGCGTAACTACATGAAGTTGGTGCTAAGTGAACCACTTAGGTTCACTTAGCATTTCGAGTGCAAAACTCTTTGTGTCTGCGTAAACCCCAACCTTAAAATTCTCGGCACTCACCACCACCACACGAGTCCGAGATGTCTATTACGTCCGACCAGCTTCGGAAGCTCTGGACGCACGCACCGATCGACAGATGCGCCACGTACGCGCCCCTGCTCTCGGACGCGATGGCGAAGTTCGAGATCGATACCCCGGAAGAGATCGTCGAGTTCCTGGCTCAGATCTCGCATGAGTCAGCCGAGGGGCGCTACACGCTGGAGATCGCCAGCGGACAAGCATACGAGGGACGCAAGGACCTCGGCAACACGCAACCGGGCGACGGCGTTCGCTACAAGGGCCGCGGCCTGATCCAATGTACCGGTCGGATCAACTACCTGCTGATGGGCATGCTGCTTGACCTCGACCTGATCGCGCACCCGGAACTGCTGGAGCAACCGCAGTACGCGTGCCTCAGTGCTGCTGCCTTCTGGTGGAACCACAAGCTCGACAACCTCGCGTTGAAGAGGAACTTCATCGCGGTCACGAAGGTGATCAACGGCGGCACGAACGGTCTCGCGGATCGTCAAGCGTATCTCGCGCTCGCACGAAAGGTCATTCCGGGAGCCGCCTAATGACGACTCGCAACGGTGACTTCTTCGCCCGCCTCGGCTTCACGACATGGGTGCTTGTTGTCGTCGTGCTTTCGAGGTGCCACGCAAGTTCGATCCCCGCCGCGACGATGCAACACGGCGGCTGGTTCTTTACTGTCTTGCTGCTCGTTGCCGGCGCACTGCTTCTGGTCGACATCGTGGTCAATGACTTGATGCCCGACCGATACGTTTTCACGTGGGGGTTGAAGTGGCGTCATTGGGTTTATCCGATGGCGTCGTTCTCCTTTGCGTCTCATCTGTTCGTTGCTGAGCAGGCTTACAAGAGTGTGCAGATAAGCGCCCTCGTTCTCTATGGCTCGATGGCTGTGTTTGGCCTGACGCTGAGTTTTCGCAATCTTTTTCACGTACGGGGTCGAGCGTGCAGCGAACGATAAAGGTATGGGCGATGTTCCTCGCTCTCACGTGGTCTCTCGTCACCTACGCGGCAACGCGTAGCGACGTATCTTTCGGGCGGGATCTGGCCAGTATCCCCGTCATCGCGTACGTGATCACGGTCATCCTCAGCAGCATCGGCGGCGCTGCGTCGACGCTGCAAAAGCTGTCGAACGCCGAAGATCTGTCGCGCTGGAAGCTGCACGTCGCGCGAGACATGGTCTCCTCGATCGCAGCCGGCTTGCTTATGTTCTTCATCGCCGAATCGTTCCGCTGGGATTCCGCTCAGGAGGCCGCGGCCATCACAGTCGCCGGGTACGGCAGCTCGAAGCTGTTCGACGCGGTCATGACCCGCATTCTGCAAAAGGTGGATACCGCATGAAATTGACCACCATTGCCGCGCTCTGCGCCGCTCTCCTGAGCGGTGCTGGCGCTTTCTACTTCACCCGCGACCACTACGTTGCGCTCATGGCCGAGAACGACGATCGGCAGCAGAAAGCCGTGCGTGCCGCTCAAGAGCGGGCGGACGCGGTAGCGGCATTCGCTACCACAACGTCGAACCTGCTGGTCACGCGGATCTCGACCGATTACGAAAGGAAGCTCAACGATGCGAAGTCTCAAGCCGACCGCGACATTGCTGCTGCCCGCGCTGGTGCTCTGCGCCTGCGCGACCGAGCCGCAACCTGTGGCAATCAATCGACCCAAGGTACAGCTGGCCCCGGTGCCGGCATATCTGCTGACACCGGAGGAGCCGAACTTTCGCTGCCGGCTACTGAGTTTCTTCTCAGCGAAGCCGGCCGAGCAGACGGAATCGTGCTCAAGCTCAACGCCTGCGAAGCGGTCGTCCGGAGCGACCGAGACGTTCTCGATCGTTTGAATGCAGGTGCGCAATGATCGCCGCCCCTCTCCCGCTCGCCCCGACCAATCCTGACGGTCAGCCGCTCGTCTTGATGATGAGTCCGGTCTACAACAATCTCGGACAGCTTACCCCGATGAAACTGCTCTACGGCCGCGGAGCGCCGGCCAATAACGTCGGTAACGACGGCGACTCGTACATCAACCTGGACAACAGCTTCATGTTCGGCCCGAAGACGGGCGGTGTCTGGCCGAGCGGCTACAGCATCAAAGGCGACAAGGGCGACAAAGGCGATACCGGCGACGTCAACAAGACGCCGATCGCGCGCATGAACGTGACCGGCAACGGTCTCGACCTGGACCTGTCGACCGGCATCGGCTGTTTCAACGCGACGATCAACTCCCCGCAGACGGCTATCACGATCAGCAACCCGGCCACCGATGCGAACTTCGTCCGCTCGTTCTCGCTCGTGCTCAAGCAGGGCACCGGCTCGAACAAGGTCAGCACTTGGCCGGCGATTATCAAATGGAACGGTGGCGTCGCACCCGTCCTGTCGTACGCACAAGGTGTGAGCGACGCCTTCATGTTTGAAACCTACGACGGTGGCAAGTCGTACGTCGGCTACTTCGTCGGCAACAACATTCCTGCGTAAATGAACCGGCTCTACCTGTCCCGTCAGTCCCTCAACCAGCTCGCCGCGAATGCGAACTCGATGCTGGATGGCCTCATGCAGTTCGTGGATCGTCACACGAAAGACGACCCTGACACGGGTCAGGACTACATGATCGTCAACAGCAAGAGCGTGCTTTGCAACAACATGCACTACGAGACGGGGAGCGTCTGGTACACCCCGAATGGCACGGCCACGACCGAAGGTCAGGCCCTGTACATCCTCGGCCTCTACTACGCATGGAAGGGCACCGGCAAGCGCTCCTACCTCGACCGCGCCGTGCGCGCCATCGACGCGTACCTCGATCTGTTCTATGCCGGCCAGTCGACACCGACCACGCCGCAGATCTACCGTGCGAACTGGATCATCAACGGCAAGCGCCCGTTCCAGGCCTTCGGCCCGCTGGACCCGAACAACCCGGATAGCCCCGGTGGCAAGGGTGTCCAGGTTCAGTTCACGAACGGGGTGGGCCAGATCCCGACCGGCGATCCGTATAACGGCCAGCTCATCACGCGACTCTACTCCGTCTACAACGGAAAGCTCTCGTACGACTCAGTGCGCTCGGGGGTCAATGCTGGCGGCACGGTCTACCCGTTCGCTTCGTACGTAACGTACGACGGCGTACGGCACAACGCCGATCAGGATCCGATCGACCCGAACGGCGACGCGCCGGGGACGATTCGCCTCGTCGACGCGACGTTCACGGGCACGGCACTGGTCAACTACGCGAACATGACCGGCCCGATGATCGGTCGCAACCAACCGTTCGACGTCTGGCCGATCTGGATGGCGCTGACGCCCGACCAGTGGGGCAATTCAATCGACTCGGAGCAGTGGTTTGCCGAAGCCTGCTACTTGATGTTCCAGGAGACTGGCAATCCCCGCTACTTCAACGCATTCAACGCGTCGATCTATACGATCAACGACGCGACGGACCTTCAAGCTGACGGATTCTATTTCCGCCAGGATTCGAGGGCAGCGGACCCGTTTAACGTGGGCATCGCGTACGACTGGGAATACCTCGGCGACGCGAAGGCGACGGTCAATCGCGACAGCAGCGGTTACATCCACGTGTCGAAGACCGCTGAATCGAATGTGAACAAGGAGAGCACGGTCGCGCTCGAACAGATCGCCGTCTACACGCGCATCGACTCCAGCAAGACGGCGATGGTCAACACCATCGGCATCAACACGCCGAAGGCGCGCATCGAGTTCCTGACGCGGATGAAGACCGACCTCCTGAGCGCCGGCCGGCAGTATCGCTTTGCCCTGCCCTCGAACGGTAGCGTGACGCCGACGCCGATGGTGGTTCCGTTCGGCCAGATGGTCACGGCCACGCAATCGGACGGCCAGCAGCACGCCATGCTCGACGGTTCGAGCTTCGTGCCGTACGGCAACGCCGGCTACACCACCACGTACGAGGGCGGCATCCTCGGCGACGCTGGCCGCGCTGACTGGATCGGCACGGCCAACATCAATGACGGCACTTCCGGTGTCGTCGCCGGCTTCTGGCTCGCAACACCGACCACCCGCGCCCTCACGTCGTTGACGTACCGGGTGAACAGCGGCGAGATCTGGTTGAAGGTCACGGACGCGCTTGGCAATAAGTATCAGCGCGTGCTGCCCTCCGGTGGCTGGACCACACTGCCGCTGAGTTGGTCAGACTTCACGCTCGTGCCGAATCAGGCGGCAGGCACACCGGCCGCACCGACGCCGAATGGTGCGATGACGCAGATCGAATTCATCACGAACAACGGCCAAGGCGGCTCGATCTCGACGTACTGCTGGGGCGAGATCCCGCAGAAGCTCGTGTCGGTCAACGACTACTCGACCGAGTGGTTCATCCATGTGAAATGCCAGCCGGCGATGGAGATGGCAGTGGGAGACGTGTATGCGTCCAATCCCGCCCCCCTCGCGCTGAAATACACACCTGGAGTGCTTCCATTCACGACGAAGTATTCAGTCTCTCGCGCGCGGAAGGATTACTGGCGAGGCACACCGTACACCGGCTACCAGTATGGGCCGATGTGGGTGCTCTCGGGCAAGACCCAGTATTACACCAACTGCATCGCCTTCTACTACGACGCTCAGGAAGCGTACGCGAAGAAGATCGGCGTCATGGGTCCGGTTGCGCCGCTATATGTATGGCCACGCTATGACCAGCTCGATCAAGGCCCCATCGACACGTTCGCATGGGGTACGGACAAGCCGTACCCGTGGGCGGGATACAACGCGCGCGCGTTCTTTGCAGGTTGCCGGATGTGGCAGTTGCTCGTGCAGCAAGGTTTCCCTGTCGATACCCGACTCATCACGTTTTGTGAGCGCTACGCGAAGTATCTGGCTGACTTCCAGGATGCAAACGACAACCTGACGCCAACTGAATTTCCACCCGACAAGCCGGCGTTCAACGATGACTACGACCACACCGGCCATATGACGGCGCTGTACATGGCAGGTGCTGTCTGTATGAAGTTCGCCGGCTCGAAGTCGGCCTACGTCGATCGTGTGATCAACGGCTGCATGGTCGAATTTACACGCACGCAGGTGATCGAAGACCCGACTGGTCCCTACTCCGACATGAGCGGTGCCTATTCAAGCTGGTCACACGGACACTACTTCTACGGGTTTTGGGCGGGCGAAATCATGCGCGCGCTAGGTCTTTTAATGATGTGGAACCTACGCAACCAACAAGGTGCAGGCATCCAAATCGAAGAATCGAACATCCTGCTTGAAAACGCATCTGGCCATATCGCCGCAGAAGACGGCACCTTGATCAAAACAGAGACCTCCCTATGAGCGACATGAAAATCTCGGAGTTCAACGAACTCCAGAATCCAGTTGATGATGCAATGCTCGCGGGGGCATACGGCGGCAACAACTTCAAGTTGAAGCTCTCGACACTGCGCGCGTGGTTCGGAGTGGTGACGCAGAAAGCAGCCGGCTTCATGAGCGCTGACGATAAGACCAAGCTCGACGGTATTGCATCACAAGCGACAAAGAACAGCGCGGATTCGACGCTTCTGAACCGACAGAACCACACCGGCCAGCAAGACGCGAGCACCGTGACCGGTCTCGCGAAAGTGGCAACGAGTGGTAGCTATAAGGACCTGAAAGATGCCCCGTCCACGGGCATCCCGGTCGCAACGAACACGCAGCTTGGTGGCGTGAAGCTCGGTCCCGGCCAGACAACCGATGGGGATGGCACGTTGCGGATCTCGCGCTTCGCCGAGCGTGCAGCATTCGATCCGGTAATGAAGGCCGGCACGGTAGCGCTCTCGAACAACAACCTGACCGCTACCGTCCCTGGCGGTAAGCAAGTCGTAGCGCTCGGAACGACCGGCATGAAGGCCGGCAAGTGGTACTTCGAGACCACGTTCGTCTCGGGCACGTCGAGCGGGAACGCCTCCGTTGGCGTGTGCCCGCGCAACGAGGCGATGGACGCTCAGGTCGGATATGACGACGGCCAGGGGACGATCGGGAAGTTCCAGTCGAGCGGCAACGTGTATCGAGACGGCGGCACGAACTCCGGGTCCGGCGCGGCATTCAACGTCGCAGGGGACACGGTCGGCGTAGCGATCGACGCGTCGTCGCGCACGGCATGGTTCCGAGTCAACGGCGGCGTCTGGAACGGTAGCGCCACAAATAACCCGGCGACGGGTGTCGGTGGCTACCCGATTGGCGGCACGTTCCCCCTTTTCCCTGCCGTCTGCTCGGACGTCGCGTCAGTGTGGACCGTGAATTTCAGCGGACCTTTCGCAGCCGCGGCACCTGATGGCTTCATCCCGTGGTCGCAAGGCAGCTTGCAGCTCTCACTTGGGGATTGCGCTGACGTCGATCTGACCGGAGCAAAAACCGGCGACATGCTGAAGCTCTCAGCAAATGGGGTTTGGAAACCATCCTCGGTTGTGTGAGCCTCAAGGTTTCCGTCGTGTGATCAACTACTCATTGAAGAGGACGATATAGCGCCCCTCGGGAATATTGAGATAAATTACGCAGCCACGCGACTAAGATCGTGGATTCTGAGAGGGCCAAACAATGCAAAGAAGAATCGCGTCTGTAGGGGATGTTCTATCTAGTGGCGGCACCGTTCTACCTGCGGCGGGGCCGCCGATGACCTTCATGGGCCACCAAGTTGCCCTGATTGGCGGACAAGCCTTTTGCACAGCATGTAAGAGCAACGGCGTCATTGCTAAGTCCGGGGGACCCTACCGCATACAGTTCGTAGCGGAGATTGCCCTGGACGGCGACATCGTCATGTGTAAATGCCCGCGACCTCCACGGATTATTGCGGCGCTTAGCGGCGAGTCGTGGTGCGATGACAACTTAGGCGGTAGCGGTCAGCACACCTCTTCCGGTTTCGCCGCTGCGGGCGTCGCCGCTGCTGGCGCTGTTGCGTCCAACCTGGTCGAGCCGTACGACGAACAAGTGAAAGTGACGGCTGATGGTCCGGAGGGCTACCCCTACTACATCGAGACTACGGATGGTCGTGTCTTCCAAGGGCGTCTCGATGCAAGCGGCATGTTACCGCGCGTCCATACGGGCCACAGTGCAGACGACTACACGGTCTACTGGGGTGACGATGCAATCGCTAAGCAGAATGAGGCTTAACCATGCCGAACAAACCGTTGAAGGTACGCTCGAACAGTACGCGTGACTCGGTCAAGCCAACTCAACTGAAGTCAATTACGTTTCAAGAGCTTTGGAACGCCTACCCGAGCAAAGACCCGTACGACGATAAGACAGGTCAATACGAGAACCAGTGTGCCATCCGCATGAGCGTCACCTTTCACAACATCGGAAGCGATATGAAGTCGTTTTCGCAGAAGGTCGTGAAGCCCATGCCTGGAAAGAAGGAGCTGGGCCGTCTCATGCTAAACGACAAGCCTACGGCAACTCGTGCTTATGAACTTGCCGAGTGGTTGAAGCTGCAACCTTTCTTGGGACTCGGCAAACCGGAAAACATCACTGGCGCGGATTGGCAGAGCAAGGTAAAAGGGCGAACGGGCATCATCTACTTTTTCGGATATTGGCGACAAGAAGGTGACTCGGGCGATAGCACTCTTACCGGTGGACACATCGACTTGTGGAACAAGGATACGCTGACCCCCAACTGGGCGTCGTTTCTGCGATTCCGAGTTGGCATGTCTTCAATGCCGAACCCGTTGTCGTGGCTTCGAGGTCGAAGAGACAACGCGTTCTCCGATCTGGCCAACTCGAAAGAAATCCTTTTTTGGGAAGTGAAATGAAGCGTACAGGGCTTGCGTTGTTGGGGTTCGTGTGGGGTTTGCTGGTCACCTGGGCATCAGGCTACACATTCAGCCACATTCACTGGCCCACGCCTCCCTCACACTCGACGGGCTGCAACGACCTGGAGCATTGCGGCTCTCATGCCGCTTTTTTCCTGGTGACACTGGGATTACTAATTTGGCCTGCCATTGTGTTCTGCGTGTTGAATGCAGTCGCTTATAAGCGATGGTCGAATCGGAAATGGGGCACCGTGTTTGCCGTTGTGACGCTATTCGTCGTGTTGTTCTATCTCGCCACCTACGCCGTACCTGCGTTGGGCCCCTTCGGCTGA